ACGCGAGGCCGTGGGCGGTCGAGCATGTGACGTTGCCGGGCATCTTGGCGCCGGCCTCGGCGACGATGGCCCGGTTAAACGCGATGTAGGCGCCGGTGCGGGGGGTGGACTCGGCGAGGAGGCGGAGGGTGGAGGTCTTGCCGGCGCCGGCGCCGGCCTCGATGACGAGGGACTCGCCGGTGGCGAACAGGTCGAGGGCGACGCGCTGCTCGGGCGTCGGGGCGAACGTGGTCTCGGTGGAGGTCATGGGCCTACCGTAATGGCGGGGCGGGTGGAGGTCAAGGGCCTATTTGCGGCGGAGCTCGGGCGGGAGGTCGGCCTCCGGCGTGACGGGTCGAGGAGCGGGCGCCGGCCGGCGGCGGCGGGCGGCGGCGGTGCGCTCGTGCTCGTGGAGGCGGCCGGCGCGCTCGGCCGAGGAGCGGAGCCGGAGGGGGATCGCGGCCCAACCGCACGAGCAGGAGGCGCGCCAACGGTGGCGGTGCTCGGGGCCTCGGTCGTCGAGGCGGAGGCGGTGCCTAGAGGCCTTGCGCGGCACGAGCTCGCGCGGCCTCGGGGTCGAAGGGGCGCCGCTCGATGGGCTCGGCCGGCGGCCAGGGGTCCGGCGGTGGGGCGGCCTGCTCGGCCTCTAGCTGGCGGAGGAGCTCGACGCGTTCGGCCTCGGCGATGGCGAGGGCGTCGCGGCGGACGTCGTCGAGCTCGGCGTCGAGGTCGGGCTCGACGGTGCCGGGCTGGCGGTCGGTGTCGACCATGGCCGGCGGCGGCGGTGATGGGCGGGTGAGGTCGACGTCGAGGACGTGGAGGCCGGCGCCGCGGAGGAGGCCGACGACGAGGCCGGCGGTGAACTCGTCGCCGACGTCGAGGGGGCGGACGGTGACGGTGAGGGTGAGGTCGGGCACGGTGCTCCTCGGTAGGGATGGTCAGTCGTCGACGTCGCGGCGGTGGCGGCCGCCGGCGTCGTAGGCGTCGAGCTCGGCGCGTGCTTCGACGAGGAGGTCGGTGAGCTCCTGCGCGCGAGCGCGTTTCGCCGGGGTGTCGAGGGCGTCGATGAGGCGGAGGCGGTTCTCGATGACGGCGACGCGGCCGACGAGCCGCTCGCGGGTCGAGGGCGTGGTCATAGCTGGCGGAGTCGATGGGCGGAGGCGGCGTCGCTGACGAACTCGCCGGGCTCGACGTAGTGGTCGACGATGACGTCCACGAGCTCGACGTCGACGAGGTCGAGCTCGGGGCGGATGCCGTCGGCGACGGCGTCGGCGATGACGGGGGCGACGTGGGGGCGCTGCCAACCGTGGAGGAGCTCGCCGGCGGCGCGGTGGCCGAGGGGGAGGAGGCATAGCCAGTCGACGCCGGCGAGCTCGTCGCGGTGGAACCCGTTGAGGCCGCATCGGCGGGCGCCGGCGAGGGCGTCGAGCGGGTAGGCGGGGATGCCGAGCGCGTGTAGGAGGGCGTGAGGGATGGCGGCGTAGTCGAGCTCGGCGGCGACGGCGCGGGCGACGTGCTGGCGGAGGGCTCGGGCGAAGGTGAGCCAACCGGCGCGCTCGCGGTCGGTCATGCGGTCGAGGAGGACGTCGTCGACGACGATGGGGTCGGCCACTAGTCGACGAGGGCGGAGACGTTCGGGGGGGCGGTGGGGCGGCGGTGGTCGGCGTCGATGGCGGCGACGAACGCGGCTACCTGCCGGCGGTGGACGCATCGCTCGGCGCCGGCTTGGCCGGCCGGGCACGAGCAGGAGCGGCCGGCCACGAGCCACCACGCGCCAGGGGTCGAGCGGGACGCGACGAAGTAGCCGCCGGCCTGGGCCTGCCGGACGGTGCCGGCCGGGAGGAGGAGGGCCTCGTCGTCCTGGGCGCTCATCGGAGGGCCTTGCACTTGGAACAGGTGACGAGGAGGGCCGGGTCGACGTTGGCGGCGGCGCCATGGACGGGGTCGGCGGTGGCCTTGCCGCACGGGGCGACGCCGGCCTCGGCGGTGAAGTGGACGCGGCCGGAGGGATGGCCGTTGCGGTCGAGGGTGAACGCTGCGGCGAGGCCGGCGGTGGAGGTCATGGGCCTACCGTAATGGAGGGCCGGCGGTAGGTCAACAACCTATGTCGGGGCGTGGAACGGCCGCCGGCTCGGATGGGTTGCCGGCCGCCGGACGGGGCGAGCCGGCGCCGAGGTCGGCGGCCGCTCGATGGCCGGAAGGACACAACCGGCCGAGCTCATCGTAGGTCAGAGCTCGCGCGCCAGGAGGTCGCCGGCCTCGGAGCGGATGGTCTCGACGACGCGCTCGGGCTGGCCGGGCGGCGGCCGGTTGCCGGCGCTGGCGGCCGGGCGGCCTTCTAGTTCCATGAGGAGGTAGCGGAGGGCGTCGTAGGCGTGGTCCTCGCCGGTGGTGTCGACGTCCTCGGGGCGGCGGTCGTCGCGCACGAGCTCGGGGAGGGTGCGGATGAGGTCGCGGCACGTTGAGTAGATGAGGAGGCGGGGGAGGCCGTCGTCGCGGACGCGCAACTTGTCGGCCACGAGGGCGACGCCGGCGAGGCGGTCGTTGCGGGCCTTGTGGACCGGGAGGCCGGCCTCGCGGTAGACGGCGGCGATGCTGCCGGGCGGGGGGCGGCCGTCGTCGGGGGCGCCGATGATCTTGGCGCCGGCGGTCGGCTCGTGGTGCGGGTTGCGCGCCCAGGTGGACGGGTCGAGGGCGACGGGGATGGGGCGGCCGGGGCGGCGTTCGCCGACCTCCTCGGCGTCGAGGATGCGGCGGGCTTGCTGCGCGGGGGTGAGGCCGGCCTTGTAGAGCTCGCGGTAGATGACGACGAGGCCATCGGAGAGCTTGGCTCCCCATAGGGCGGCGAACGGGGCGTCGAGGCCGTAGTCGACGCCGACGGCGCGGGTGACGCCGGCGCCGGGCCGGATGGGGAGCCGCTCGGGGTCGATGACGTGGATGGCGGTCCGGAAGTCGCGGAACCGTTGGCCGGCGTAGACGTTCCAGTCGCCGTAACGCATCGCTCGGCGCTCATCTTCGGGGAGGCGTTCTAGGACGGCGGCGTAGTGCGGGTCGACGTCGGGGTTGTCCTCGACGGTCGCCATGACGAACGCGCGGGTGCCGGGGTTGGGGTCGTCGACCGGGTCGGGCGCCGGCCGGAACACGGTGCCGTCCCCTTGGGGGAACGGGTCGATGAACCGGCGCTTGACCCAACCGTGGCCGACGCCACCGGGGTTCGCGGTGCTGATGGCTTTGGGGACGTAGCCGACGGCCTCCATGCGGCGGGCGAGCTCGCCGGAGACGCGCAGGCGGTGGAGGAGGTAGCGGTATTGGAACTCGGTGAACTGCTCTAGCTGGTCGAACCCGGCGATGGCCCATTCGGCGCCCTGGTACTTCGTGACGTCCTTGTCGGTCGCGCAATGGGCGAGTCGGAGGCGGCTGCCGTTGCGGAACGTCCAGATGTATTTGGAGGCGTTGTAGGTGCCGATGCTCGTGGGGAGGCGGTCTAGGAGGCGTTGCTCGATGCCGCCGAGCTCGGATAGCTGCGGATGCGTTCGCCGGAATAGGACGCCGTTGGCGCCGGGGAACTCCAACAGGACGGCGAGAACTTCGGCGATGAGGTAGTCGGTTTTTCCTCCGCCGGCGGCGCCGCCGTAGAGGAGCTCGTCGACCTCGGTGCGGTGCGCGATCTGTTGCCGGTCGTTGGGGCCGGGCTGGCGGTCGGTGTTGCGGGGGGGCGGGTAGTCGACGATGACGCCGGCCGGCGGCGCCGGCGTCTCGGCGACGGCCACGAGCTAGTTGAGCCGGCCCATGCGTCGGGCGTGCTCCTGGCGGGCCGTGTGGGCCTCCTCGGCGAGAACAGGGAGCAGGGCGCCGAGGAGCTCGGCCATGGTGACGACTTGCTCGTAGGTGAACGCGACGCGGCCGTGGTCGACGCGGCGGCCTCGTTCGCCGAGGACGACGTCGCTGACGGACTCGATGACGAACCCGACGTCGTCGAGGTCGGGCGGGTTGCCTTGCCGGTCGCGGACCTTGTAGGTGGTGAGGCTGTCGTTGAGGAGGTCGGCGAGGGCGGTGGCGTTCTCGTAGGCGAGGAGCCGGTCGTCGCCGGTCGCGGCCCATGTGGTCACGAGCCGGTCTCGTCGGCGAAATAGCGGTCGAGGCGGGCTGCGGTGGCCTCGCTGAACCGGTTGGCGACGACGGCGTCGATGGCCGGGTAGCGGGCTCCGCGGGCTTCTAGGGCGGCGGCGAGCTCCTCGTGGTTGAGGTCGCGCCAGTCGTCGACGGGGTCGAGGGCCGGGCCGCGGCCGTCGAGGTCGAGCTCCTCCATGCCGAACAGTGTGCCCATGAGGGTCATTGGCGAGGCCTCGGGCCGGCGTCGGGCGGCGCGCCTTCGGTGGGGCGAATCTCGCGTTCGGTGGGCGGGGCGAGGTAGTGGCGGCCGATGGTGGGGTCGAACTCCAACGTGCCGGCGGTGACGGTGGCGAGGACGAGCGCGTTTTCGTCGTCGACGACGCGGATGGCGCCGGGAGGGATGGAGTAGCCGTTCCAGTCGAGGACGACGTCGAGGTCGGGGGTGAGGAGGGTGCCGTCGCCGTTGTTGCGGGCCATGCGCGGCGCCATCTAGCCGGCCTCCACGGTGCGGTAGGCAAGCTGCTCGACGGGGAGGTCGCGCCGGAGGACGGCGACGAGCTCCTCGGCGCGGAAGGTGTCGCCGCCGGGTGTGAGCTCGACGACGATGCCGCCGGTGCGGGCGTCGAGCTCGGCGAGGAGCTCGATGGTGGTGGCGAGGCCGAGGTTGGCGCCGGCGTCGGTATAGGCGTCGGCGAGGGCGGCCTCGGCGTCGGCGGCGGGCATGCCGGCGTGGACGAGCTCGGTGATGAGCTCGGCGCGCATCGTGTCGAGGACGCGGCGGGCGGTCTCGGTGCCCATCTAGCCGGCCTCCGGCGCGCGCTCGTACTTGCGGGCGAGGACGTCGGGGTCGAGCGGCCAGAGGTCCGAGGGGTCGCCGGGGTTGCGGGCGACGTAGGTGCCGACGGGGATGGGGAGCCAACCGGAGGAGCCATCGACGCCGGCGCGGACTTCGCACTCGTCGTCGCCGGCGAACCGGACCTTGCCGGCGGTGGCGAGGAGGACGAGCTCGGAGGCGGCCTCGGTGGTGCCGTCCCATTGGACGGCCTCGATGGTCGCCGGCCGGGCGATGTAGCGGGTGAGGGTCATGTTGGGGCTCCTAGCTGGATGACCTCGACGTTGCCGCGGTCGGGGCGGGGTGAGGTGATGACGACGGTGAGGCGGCCGTCGGCGTCCTCCTCGGCGAGCTCGTGGTCGTAACCCTCGATGGCGAGCAGGTCTCGGACGGCCCGGTTCAGGACCATCGACAACTCGTTGAGGGTGGGGACGGCCGACTCGGCGATGAGAACGTCGACCTTGGCGGCCATCGCGGCCTTGCGGGCCGCTTTCTGCTCGGCCGGGCCGAAGTCGGCGGCCTGAGCCTCGACGGCGAGAGCGTCGCGCCAACGGTCGCGGGCGACCTTGACGAGCTCCTCGTCCTCCTCGGCGCGGGCGAGCTTGGCGGCGATCATGCTGGCCGTTCGGAGGGTGAGGGACTCGCGGAGGAGGTCGACGAGCTCGTTGCGTTGCTGCTTGTGCTTCGCGAGGCGGGCGGCGGTGGCGGCCTCGGTCTGAGCTTCGTGGCGGCCTCGGTCTCGGGCGACCTCGGCCGGGTTGACGCCGGCCTTGGCGAGCCATCCGCGGAGCGTGGAGACGGAACAGCCGACGCGTTCGGCGACGGCGCGCAAGCTGAGGTTCTCCTCGACGAACAGGGAGACGGCGAGGGCTTTCTCCTGTTCGCTGAATCGGTTACCCATCGGCGGGGCCTCCTCGGTAGGTCAACGACCTCCATACCCTGCTCGGGCTCGCGTGGCTCGTGGCTTGGGTGGTGGGGACGAACCTGTCGGTGGGGGCGATGAGGCCTTCGTTGGCGGCCCATCGGAACAGGGGGCCGGAGGCGCGGGGTTCGGCGGGCTTGGGCACGAGGGTCCAGAGGTCGTCGCCGGTGAGGTACTCGCGGTCGGCGGCGAGGCGGCGGAGGGCGGCCTTGGCGGCGTCTTTCCAGTCGTCGGGGGCGTGTTCCTCGGCGCGGGCCATGCCGTCGTCGCGGCGGAGCTCGCCGGCGCGCCGGTTGCGGCGGGCCTCCTCCATGCGGCGGTCGAGCTCGGCGGCGTAGGCGGCGGTGTCGAGGGTGACGGTGGCGGTGGGGCCGAGCTTGACGACGTTGTCGGGGCCGAGGGCGCCGGCGAGGTCGTCGGGGACGACGACGTGGAGGGTGGCGGCGGCGTCGAGGTCGACGCCGGAGCGAATGAGGGCCTCGACGTCGAGCTCGTCGAGGCTGTCGGGGCCGTAGGCGGTGAGGCGGGCGGCGGCGGTGCGGGCTCGGCCGTGCCAGTCCTGGCCGGTGCCGGGCACGAGGCCGACGGGTGAAAGGGGGTGTTGGGCGTGCTCGCGCCGGAGGCGGTCGGCGGCGGCCTGGGCCTCCGGCGTGAGCTCGCGGGCCGGGCCGTCGGCCCAACCGCCGCCGCGACGGCCGTACAGAATGTCGCGGGCGGTCATGGGTCAGTCGCCGCCGAGGGTGGCGACGGCGGTGTCGGGGGCGGGGCCGGCGATGAGGAGGGCGTCGGCGAGCGCGGTGGCGACCTCGGAGCGGACGTCGAGGTAGGCGGCGCGCTTCACCTCATGCGGCCGGTTGAGCTTGTAGCCCATGGTCACCTCGCCGCCGCCGCGGGGGAGGCGGTAGCGGAACCGGGCGAGGAGCTCGTAGGCGGGGAGGCCGACGAAGGGTTTGACGGCGAGCTCGATGGTGTCGGGGATGACGACGGTGCCGTCGGCGCCGGCGGAGGCCTCGACCTCCTCCTCGTAGGCAAGCTGGACGCGGCCATCCGCGAGGCGGCGGCCGGAACGGACGCGGGTGTTGACGTTCGCGTGGAGGGTCTGCGCGAGGTCGAGCATGGCGGCCGGCGCCGGCGAGCGGAGCTCGGAGAGGCCGTTCTCGACGTGCTCGGCGAAAGCCTCTTGGCCCATGAGGCGGCCGTCCTGGCCGGTCCAGTGGTTCCATTCGGGGGTGGGGCGGAGGGCGAGCTCGACGCGGTAGTCGCGCCAACCGGGTTCGGGGCCGGTGTCGTCGTTGAGGACGGCGACGAGGGCGAGGCGGTCCTCATCCGCGTAGACGACGGGGTCGGCGACGCGGCGGGCTTCGACGGCGGCGACGAAGCTGTCGGCGTCGTAGACGCTGATCGTGCCGTGCGAGCGGGTGGGCGCCGGGAGGCGGAACGAGGCGTCGATGCGTGAGCTTGTCCAACCGGGCGGGAGGAGCATCCTGCCGGTGTCGCCGGCGTCGACGGGGAGGAACTCGGGGCCGGCGGCGAGCTCGGCGACGGCGTCGGCCTCGGTGCGGCTGCCGACGGTCTCGGTGGTGAAGGTCATGGCGGTCACTCCTCGATTCGGCGGGGTTCGGTGGTCGGCTCGACCGGGACGCGGCGGACGTCGCCGCTGATCGTGTCGACGACGCGGACGTCGCCGTCGGCGTCGAGGAACGGGACGCCGGGGATGCGGGCGGCGTAGGGGTCGTCGAGGTGAAGGGAGCCGGCGTCGCCGACGTAGCGGAACGTGAGCTCGGGCGCCGGCTTGGGGGCCTTGACGGCGACCTCGCCGGCGATGACGACGCTACGGCGGCCGCTGCCGGCGGGTTCGACGGCGATGGTGAGGGTGAGCTTGCCGGGCTTCTCTAGGTGGGTGACGGCCTCGACGAGCTCGTAGAGGGCGGCGGTGGCCTCGTCGTTGACGGTGCCGCGGGCCAGGGCGGCGACCTCCTCGGCGAACGTGAGGCGCTTGGGGCGCTCGGGCGCCGGCGGCGGTGCGACGGTCTCGGGCGAGTGCTGCTCGGGGTCGAGCTCCATGGGGTCTCCTGGGATGAGGTTCTACGGGACGAGGTCGAGCGTGGCGGGCGGGTAGGCGGCCTGTAGGGCCTCGACGGTGGCGGCGACGTCGAGGAGCCGGCGGGCCTCGCGGCGGATGAGGGCCGGGTCGAACGTGGTGATGCTGCCGACGATGGGGCCGACGATGCGGACGCCGGGCGGCCGGTAGGGGTGGATGACCTTGCCGCGCTTGACGAGCTCGGCGGCCGGCGGCGTGTAGTAGGCGCCGAACAGGCGCTCGGCCGGCGCCGGGTCAGGGTGGCGGGGGTCGGTGCCGCGATCCCAGGAGGGGGCCTCGGGGAGCGGGCGGCCTCGTCGAGCTCGTGCGCGGCGGATGGTGCGGGACGTCATCGTTGGGCCTCGACGACGAGGTCGATGACGTCGGCGCACGCGAGGACGGTGGACTCGACGACGAGGCCTCCTCGGACGTCGTCGCGCCAGATGCGGCCGCCATGCCGGCGGAGGACGGCCTCGGCGCGGCCGACGGCGACGGCGGGGGCCGTGCGGAGGTCGGCCTCGGAGACGAAGGCGCGCACTACTGAGCGCGGGCGACGGGTCGGCCGGCGACGGCGGCGACGGGGCCGTTGGCCGGGACGAGCATGAGGTCGAGCTCGTAGATGCGCGAGAGCTCCTCGATGCGGCCGATGGTCGGGTTGGCCTGGCCGAGCTCGACCTCGCGGAGCGTGTTCGCGGCGAGGCCGTGCCGGTCGGCGAGGGCCTTGCGGGAGAGGCCGTTCGCTTCGCGGTGCTGCGTGAGGATGCGGCCGAGGTCGGCGGCGAGGGTCATGGGGTCGGGGCCTCCGGTGTGAGGTCGGCGAGCTCGACCGGGATGCCGACGAGGTCGTCGGGGTCGTCCTCGGGGGTGGCGAGGTCATCGAAGTCGAGGGCGGCGTCGCCGGGCTCGGGCAGGAGGCCGAGCTCGGCGAGGACGTCTCGGGACTCGGCCAGGGCGTCGCCGAGGTTGCGTTCGGCGTCGTCGTCGTCGGCCGGCGGTGGCGGTACAACGGCGAGCCGGCGCTCCTCGGGGGCCTCGGCGTCGAGGTCGGCGATGGGGCTGACGAGGCCGGCGCCGATGCTGGCGGCCTCGATGATGTTGGCGGCCTCGTCGAGCCGGGCGGCGTCGACGAGCATGTTGGTGACCATGACGGCGCCGGAGCGAATGTCGCGGCGCTCGCCGGCCGCGCGCTCCTCGTGGAGCTCGGCGGCGGCGCGGGTGGCGGCGCGCTGCCGGCGGCGACTGTCGGCGCGGAGGGCCTCGACGACGAGGTCGCGGGCCTCGGGGTCGAGGAGGGCGATGAGCCGGCCGTCAGGCATCGGCGTCGAGGCGGGCGCGGCCGGCGTCGTTGATGCGGAACCCGTAGCTGGTGCGGGTGACCTGCTTCGCGTTGTTGAGCCGGCCGAGGGCGGAGGCCGAATCGGAGCGGCCGACGCGGCCGGTGCCGTAGACGAGCTCGCCGATGCGGCGCGGGGCGAGGGAACAGTCGGCGTCGGCGAGGACGCGGAGGACGGCGAGCTCGACGGCCTCGGCGTCGCGGACGGGCGCGTAGCTGTTCGTCGAGGGCCGGGCGAGGGTGGGGGTGTCGGGCATCGGGGCTCCTGGGATGGGCTTAGGTCTACAACCTACTCATAGGTGGACGGCCTAGCAAGGTCTCATTCCATGACGAGCGGCCAACAGGTCGGCCAACCGGAGCGGGAGGCCGGGTCGACACGGCTGGCCCATTCCTGCGCGGCGGCCTTCTGCTCGGCGTAGGGCATCCCTCGATAGGCGCCGACCTTGCGGGCGGTGTCGGGCGAGAACTGGAACGCTGTGAGGTGATAGCCGGCCGGGTCGGGGTCGATGTTGTGCGGCGGGCGGCCGTCGGTGTCGCCGGTCGATTCGCAGGCGGCGAGGGCGTCGAAGTCGCCGGCCGGCGCCGAGCTTGTGACGGAGGCGGCCTCGACGCCGGCCGACTCGTTGGCGCCGCTCGCGTCCTGGCGGAGCTCGGTGAGCTCGTGGCGGGCGGCCTCGACGGCGCCGCGTTCGACCTCGATGAGCCGGGCGTCGATGGCGGCCAGGTTGCGGGCGAGCTCGTCGAGACGGGCCGCGGTCGCGTTCGCGTTGAGGGCGGCCTCGTCGCGCATCGCTCGGAGCATCGAGAGGGCGGCGTCGGTGCCGGTCTCGTCGAGCTCGGCGACCTCGGCGTCGGCGTGCCGGTCGACGTAGTAGGCGGCGGCGGGGCCGACGATGAGGGCGATGGCGGCGACGACGATGGCGACGCTGCCGGCCTGCTGCTTCCAACGGGGGCGGGTGGGGGTGGTCATTGGTCTCCTCGGAGTCGGGCGCGGGTCTCGGCGGCCAGTCGGCGGCCGGCGTTGGCGTCGAGCGGCGGTTCTGCGGCGAGGGCGGCGGCGCGCTCGGCGGCCTCCTCCATCTTTCGACGCGCGGCGGCCTGGGCCTGGGATGCCGGGTCGGGAGGCGCGGGGCCTCGCCGGTTGGTGCCGCAGGCTCGGCATGACGGGTGTTGTCCTTGGTGCTCATCGGTTCCCCCGCTTGCGGGGGGTAGGGGGGTAGTTCTCTCTCCTCTCTCGTTAGTGCCGCGCTGGCGCGGGTGGTGCGGCCGCGCTGGCGCGGGTGGTTGAGCCTTGGGACCGTCCGCGCTGGCGCGGGTGGTTGAGGGTTGGTCGTCCCCAGGGTTGTCGACAGGTTGGGGACGAGGGCGGTCGAGGAGCCGGTAGCGGTTGCTTCGGCCGTTGCTGCGCTCGACGACGAGCCAACCGGCGGCCTCTAGGACGGCGACGGCGGCGCCGAGGGCCTCGTCGGACGGGGCGCGCCGGCGGCCGGTGCTCGGCTCGATGTAGGACAGGCGCGAGCGGAGGAGCTCGTAGCCGGGCCATGCGACCTCGCGCGGGCCGAGGTAGCGGTCGAGGGCGCCGTAGAGGCGGACGGCGAACGGGGTGACGCGCTCGTCGTAGAGGAGGGCCTCGGGGACCATGGCGAAGGGTGGACGTCGGCGGACGCCGGTGGACGCCGGTGGCGCGTCATTGTCACAGGCGGTAGCTACTGTCACGGTGGTCGGTGCTCCTCGGTTCTAGGGATGGGGTCGCAGGGGTCGACGTGGAGGGGCCGGTCTACATGGCCGGCCTCTGCCGCGTCTAGGGGGTGATGCCGAGCTCGCGGGCGCCGGCGGCGTCGAGGAGCCATCCGGCCTCGTAGCTGATCCGCGGGTGGGCGTGAACCCATCGGTGGCAGGGCGGGCACAAGTCGAGGAGGTTCTCGACGGTGTCGGGGCCGCCTTGCGACCTCATGCGGCGATGGTGGGGGCCGTCGGCGGCGTAGGTGGTGCAGACGTCGGCGATGCGGGCCTCGCATCGTCCTCGGGACCGTCGGCGGACCTCCTCGGCGGCGAGCGCGAGCTCGGAGCCGAACTCGCCGGCGGAGCGGGTCACGCTGCTCGCCGGGCGGCCTCGGCCTTGCGGCGCCGGTATTGGCGCCGGTAGCGGCGCTCGGCCTCGCGGCAGGCGTCACAGTGGCATCCCTTCCGGTAGCGGCTGCGGGTGCCGTGCTGCGGCGCCGGCCGCCATGGCGCGCGGACGGCGTTGACGTCGCCATGGCGCCATAGGCGGGTGTAGTGCATCTTGCACAGTCCGGTCGAGCGGGCGGGCGCGTCACACTCGGGGACGCGGCAGGCGGTGGCGGTCACAGTGGCGCGTGGTCGGGGCAGTAGTCGCCGTCGGGGGTGACGACGCTGCCGGTCTCGTCGAGGTCGGCGCCGCATTCGGGGAGCGCGCAGTAGCGAACCTCGACGGCGGGCTCGTCGAGCGGGGCCTCCTGTGCGTCCTCGTGGCCGCTCGTGGCCTCCGGCGGGTGTTCGGCCGTCGCCGGGTCGTCGGCGCCGTCCTGGGCCTCAGAATCGGCCGATGCGGCGACGTCGACGAACGAGCCGTCGGCGAGCATCGCTTCGGCGAGCCGCTGCCGGAGCTCGGGCTCGCGGCCGGCCGGCGAGAGGTTGCGGCGGCGGAGCTCGGCGACGACGTCGCGGGGCTTGGCCTTCCAGGGGTCGAGGCGGCCGCCGGTGGTGGCGGTGCGGGCGGCGGCGCCGGTGCGGGGCCGGTCCTCGTCGCCGGCCTGGGCCATCTCCTCCTCGGTGTAGACGCCGGACGTCTCGGCGGGGAACGCTGCGCGGATGGCCTGAGCCTCGGCGCACTTGGCGATCATGGTGGAGGGCATCTTCCGCCACATGGCGTCGCCGGTGCCGGTGATCGCGTACTCGGCCCATGACGCGATCCCCCAGGTGGGGACGTCGTCGCCGTCGACGCGGACGCCGACGAGGGCGGCGGTGGGGGCCTCGGAGCCGAGCCAGGGGAGGGGCATGGCGTTCGGGCCGATCCGCCATTCGCCGTCGGGGCCGCAGAAGTAGGGGCCGAGCCGGCCGCGCATCTTGCCGGTACGGCGGGCGATGAGCCGGTAGCCGTCGATCCCGGTTTGGATGACCATTTTGCCGCCGCGCTTGGTGGCGTAAATCTGCCGGGCGAACGGGTCGAGGCCGACACGGTTGGCGACCTGGGCGAATAGGGCGAGCTCGCCGTCGGTGAGGTCGGGGTTGAGGACGGTGCGGATGAGGTCGAGGTGCGACGCGTTGACCATGAGGGCCGGGTGGGCGACCTCGTGGGCGTCGGGGCGGAGCTCGACGACGTGGGCCTCGTGCTCGACCTCCTCGACCGGGTGGGCGGTGGTGGAGGGGCCGAGGTCGCCGGTGACGGCGGGCTCCTCGGGGAGCTCGTGCTCGGCGGTCATCGGGCGAACAGGCGGTCGAGGGCGGCGGTGACGATGGCGGCCGGGTGGTAGCCGGTGAGCCACGAGAGGAGGCCGAGGCCGACGACGAGCGCGAGCGCGCCGGCGGCGAGGTTGTTGACGAGGTCGCCGAGCCAGTAGGCGCCGGTGGGTTCCATGGGGTGTCCTTTCGGTGGTGCCGGCCGTCCGCCGGCGATGGTGGTGAGACTACGGAGGGGGTACGACGCGCAACCGGCGCCGCCGGGTGAGGGCGGCGCCGGTGCGGCGGGGTCTAGCGGAGGCCGGTGGGGTTGGCGCCGAAGCGGGCGCCGGCGGCGAAGGTGCGGAACCGGCGGAGGGCCTTGGCCGAGCCGTAGGCGTCGCCGTAGGCGAACCCGCCGATGCGGTCGGCGGCGGTCCCAACGCGGCCGGGATGGGGTAGGAACACGAAGAACGAGCGGCTGTCGATGTGGCGGGGCGTGCCGGGGGCGTAGCCGTTGAGGTCGCCGATGTAGCCGAAGGTGATGGGGTTATCGGTGAGGGTGAGGCCGAGGTCGGCGTTGAGCTCGGCGACGAGGGCCTCGATGGCGGCGACGTGGCGGTCGAAGTCGGCGAGGGCCTGCGGGTCGTGGCTGGCGGTGGTCTTGGTGGAGGTCATGGGCCTATCGTAAGGCCTCATCCTCCGTAGGTCAAGGGCCTATCGCTTGGGGTTCATGCGGACGGCGAGGGCGACGGTGAGGATCGCGCCGACGGCGCCGGCGACGGCGCCGGGGAGGCCGGTGCCGTCGCTGTACGGGTCGAGGTCGACGTCGGCCAGGGCGAACAGGTACTCGGCGATGATGATGAGCGCGCCGGGGATGCCGGCCTGGATCGCGGTTCGGCCTCGGGCGCGGTCGGCGGCGGTGTTCTGCTCGGCGACCGACGGGTGGATGGTGGCGGTGTCGCCGGTGTCGACCTCGGTGCCGGTCACCGGGGCCGGGAGGGGGCCGTCGTCGACGACCTCGGCCGGGGGGATGGCGGCGGCGGTGCGGCGGGTGGTCATCGGCGGGGCTCCTCGGGGGTGGTGCGGGCGGTGACGCGCTCGCGGAAGCAGACGGCCGGGTCGGCTTCGCGGGCGCAGAGGATGGCGTCGCCGACGTCGGCGCGGAGGGTGTCGACGATGGTGGCGATGGCCTCCCCTTGGCGGACGAGGGCGTCCTCGTAGCACTCGTGGACGGCGTCGTCGTCGTCGAGCTCGGCGCCGGCCTGCGGGCTCGGGGTGGCGCACTCGCGGAGGGCTTGGCCGTTCGCCCGGTTCTGTTCGGCGATGTTGGTGAGCCGGTTGCCGTAGACGAGAACGGCGACGATGAGGGCGACCATGGCGAGTAGGAGGGCGCCGCCGAGGACGCCGAGGGCGACGGCCTGGATGCGGTTACGGCGGCGGAGGTCGGCGAGCTCGTTGACGCGTTCGTCGGTGCGGACGAGCGCGTCGGCGAACGTCTCGACGCTGGTGGCGATGCGGCGGAGGTCGATGATGAGCTCGGCGACGAGGCCGGCGGTGACGAGCGTGTTGGGGTCGACGTCGCCGGAACGGAGGAGGTCGTCGTCGGGGAGGTCAGGCGTTGCCATCGGCGCCATTCTCGTCGGCGCCGGGGGGGTTGCGGGGGAGGCCTTCGGCGGCGTCGCCGAGGTCGTCGAGCTCGTCGGCGGTGGCGCGGAGCCGCGCGGCGAGTAGGCGGAGCTCCACTTTGAGCGCGGCGGTGCTGAGGGGGAGGCCGGCGTCGTGCGGCGGTGGGTGCCGACGCCGGAGGAGGGCCATCACGCTTACCTTCCCGCGTCTCGGTCGAGGATGCGAGTGGCGGCCGCGGTGAACTGGACGAGCGCGGGGACGACGTCGGTGCGGAGCGTCGCGTTGAGGTCGCGTTCGCGTTGCTCGGCGGCGAGAGCTCGGGCCTCGGCCTGGTCGGCCCGTTTCGGGGTTTCGATGCGGCCGAGGAGCCATAGCAGGGTGACGATGCCGAGGACGCCGTAGTTGATGAGGACGGCGAGCTCGCCGAGGTCGGAGCCGCCGGCGTGCTCGGTCGAGAGGACGGCGCCGGCGCCGACCGTGTTGACGCCGACGGCGGCGGCGAGCCGGGCGAGCACGCCGGCTAGGCGTCGGGGACGACGAGGTACAGGGTGCAGGTGCCGCCGGGGGCGCCGCCTTCGACGGTGAGGAGCGTGACGCCGTCCTTGTTCTGCTCGGCGGTCTCGGGGATCGGCCAATAGCCTTCGCGGGCCGGGTTGGAGCCGAGCGGCCGGACGGAGATGAGGTCGCCGAACGGGACGCGGGGGCGGCCGCCGGCGCCGTCGAGGGGAAGCCACGCGCGTCCCTGGTCGTCGAGGCCGAAGGTGAGGGCGAGACGCATGAGCGGGCTCCTGAGCGTGTTGAGGCGGAGGCCTCGACGGATGACGGCGGTAGACGTCGTGACGGTCGACGTGGTCGCCGGCTTGTAGCCGGCGAGGTCGAGCATGTGGAGGCCGACGTTGGCGCGAAAGGTGTCCATGTTGATGCCGACGGGGTCGATCTTGCGGCCGGGGTCGGTCTCCTTGTGGCCGAGCAGGGCCGAACGGTCGGCGGGCCGGCCGAGGCGGAGGAGAACGGCGGCGACGCTGCGGAGCGACGCGTTGACGATGCGGTCGGAGTAGGGCTCGCCGCGGCCGTCGTTGGCGAGCTCCCAACCGAGCGCATCGTTGCGCCAGGTGCCGTAGCCGTTGTGGTTGGCCTTGCCGTCGGCGACGAGCGTGATCGAGCCGGAACGCTTGGGGCCGGCCTGGGCGAGCGGGCCGGGGAGGTCGGAGCGGCCGTCGCGGAGGATGCGGTCGAGGGTGCCGTCGAGCATGGTCGGCGGGGTGGCGGTGTGGTGGACGACGATGCGGCCGGCGGAGCCGGCGGCGAGCTCGGCGCCGCGGCCTTTCCAACCGGGGAGCTCGTAGACGTCGACGCCGGCCGCTCGGAGAACGTCGGCGAGCCAAGGAACGCGCACGCCGACAGGCTAGGCGCCTACCTAGTCGGCGGCGGGGATGCCGAGCGCGGCGCGTTCCTGGGGGTCGGCGAGGATGGCGCGGATGCGTTCGTCGACGGCGGCGGCGAACCGGGCGGCCTCGGCCTCGGCGCGCTGGTTGGCTTCGACGGTGGCGGCCTCCTGCGCGGCGAGGCTGTCACGCTGCGCGATCAGGCTCGCGTGGTGCTGCCATCGGCGGGTTTCTTCCTCGTAGGCGGCGACGGCCTCGGCGTAGGCGGCCTCGGCGGCCTCCTCGGCGGCGCGGGCGGCGTCGAGCTCCTCGGCTGACGGCGGCGGGAGGACGGCGTCGACGACGGGGAGCTCGCCGCGGCCTTCGACGGTGAGGATGATGCGGGCTCGTTCGGTGCCGTCGTCGTCGGCGACGGGTTCCCATCGGGCGACGGTGCCGGTGATGGCGACGGTCCATTCGTCGCCGACGATGCCGTCGAGGTAGGCGCGTTGGCCGGCGGTGAGCTCGCCGGCGAGCGGGCCGGCGGTGGGCTCGGGTCGTTCGGGCCGGACGGGCGGGTCGCCGAGGGCGGGGAGCTTGGTGTCGAGGGTGACGTCCTCGACGTCGAGCTCGGCCGGGTCGACGGTGCGGGTGGGCATGGTGGTCAGTCTCCTATCTAGCCGACGATCATGCGGGGACCGCCGGCGACGATGGTGAACGCGGACGACTGTGTCCAACCGCTCGTCGTGTAGCCGTCGGAGGCGCGGACGCGGAGCTCGTAGGTGCCGGGCGTCTCGGCGCTCGTGTTCCATGAGTGCTGCGAGGCAGCGAGGGATGGCTGCCATGGGGTCCACGCGCCGCCGTTGTAGCGGTATTCCAACTCGTAGGTGATGGCGTCGCCGTCGGCGTCGGTGGCGTTGCCCCAGTTAATGAGGATGGTGGCGCCTTTGGCGATGGCTTGGCCGGCGCTCGGGGTGGTGAACGCGCCGGGGGCGCCGGGGGTGGTGTTGGGGGCGCGGATGGCGAGGATGGCGCCGGCGTCGCCGTGGTAGACGCGGCCGCCGGTGTGGCCGGAGATTCCGGCGGTCTTGGCGGCGGTGGCGGCGGCCGACGTGAGGAGCTCGTAGTAGCTCGCGTAGGTGATCTGCGACGAGCCGGTCGCGCCGAAGGTCTCGGCGATGGTCATGCCGGAGGGCGGGGTCTGCCCGGCGGACGCGGCGCTGTTGTTGATGGTCGATTCGGCGAAGAACGCGCCGAGGAGGAGCGTGTCGAGGACGCCGGGGGTGACGGCGCCGGCGGCGACGGATCGGCTCGCGATGGTGCTGCCATCGTTGGCGCCGTCGACGGCGTGGTTGTAGTCGGCGAAGGGGCCGCCATCGACGCCGATGAGGCGGTGCCCGCGGATGGCGAACGTGACGCCGGCGCGGTCCTTGCTGGTCTCGCTGTTCGTGAATCCCTGGTTGCCGGAGTGGCTGACGAGACCGGCCGAGCCGGCCTCGCGGTACAGGACGTAGAACCGGACGCGGGCGCCGCTGACGCCGTCGAAGGTGGTTTGGAACAGGGAGGACCAACCGCTCGGGAGGGTGATGCCGTCGTGGCTGCGGGAGACGCCGTCGTCGCTGCCGGCGAAGCAGTAGCCGACGTGGACGAGGAGGTCGCCGACCTGCGTTTCGGTGGGCTGCGAGAATGACCACGAACCCGACGAGATAGCGACGTTTTCGTGGTTCTGGACGCCGGCGAGGGTGGGGCGGGTCGGCATGGGCGCCTAGATGGTGACGTCGGCGATGAGGGCGACGGCGCCGCCGGTGGGGGTGCCGCTGACGGCGGTGACGTTCGGCTTCCAGATGTCGCCGTCGTCGGCGTCGCTGAGGGTCATGGGTGAGCCGAAGGTGCCGGAACCGCGGAAGCCGGCGGACGTGGCGACGACGCCGGAGGAGAGGGTCGTGGTGGTGGCGCCGTCGTTGTGGAGCATGGAGAACGTGAACGAGGTGCCGTAGCCGAGGAGCCACTTGTAGCCGACGAGCTTGACGGTTTGGCCGGCCATGATCGACAGGTGCGCCCAGGGCATGTAGTCGGTCGAGCCGCTCGCGACCTTGATTTCGCCGGGCATCACATAGGTCCACGCGAACCGCATGGTGGTCTCGCCGTCGGTGTGAATCTGGCGCCATGCCGAGCCGGTGGAGAGGTAGAGGACGCCGGTGTCGGTGGCGAGGTAGTAGAGGCCGGCGTTCGCGGCGGCCGCCGCCGGGCGGGCGGCGAAGGTGCCGGCCTGGTGCATCGCGCCGAGCGATTCGATGGCGGCGTGCGACGCGTCCATCTGCGCGCGGGTGAACGGGTCGCCGCCGGCGGACCATCGCGTGATGCCGAACCGGGTGGTGGTCGTGACGGCCATGGGGTCTCAGTCTCCTCGACGGGTGGGGCTAGACGGTGGACTCGATGACGTCCCAGGTGCCGGCGGCCTCCAACGACGTCCATGACGGATAGGTGGTCTCCAACAGGGTCCACGAGGCGGCGTAGCTGATGACGGTGAGGTTGACGCCGGCCGGCTTCGCTCGGGCTTCGATGATCGCGGCGAGGGTCGCGGCCTCGGAGGGGGTTTCGGTGGGGATGGTGCGGACGGCGACGGCCCAAGGGTTGCCGCCGTACAGGGGGATGACGTCGACCTGTTTCGTGCCGGTGAGGGTCTCGGCGGCGGCGGCGGCGATGCCGGCGCGGGTGCCGCTCTGCCAACCGGACGCGGCGCCGGCGATGTTGTCGCGTCGTTCCTGTTCGGCCATGGCCGGCGGGAGGTCGACGCCGACGTGTTGCGCGAGCCAGGAGAGCCAATCGGCGTCCGCGAGGGCGGGGTCGACGAGCTCGGAACTGTCGGCCGGGTCGCCGCCTTCGTCGGGGGTGAGAACGTCCCATCGGTCGAGGAGGGCCGCGACCTCGGCGGCCTGGTCGACGGTCAACGACAGGAACCGGAGGAGCGGGTAGTCGAGGGCGGCGTCGGCCGAGCGGTAGACCTCGGGGAGCCGGTCGTAGAGGCGTTGGGTGGTGACGCCGACGGCGGGGGCGGCCATGGGTTAGGGGGCCGTGACGGTCGTGACGGACGCGGCGGTGTTGTAGTCGGCGAGGGGGGCGACGCCGGTGAGCACATAGTCGGCGGCGGCGCCGGCGATGGTGAGAGCGGTGACACGGTCGACGCCGGCGACGGCGTCGATGAGCGCGATGAGCTCGTTGAGGTAGACGGTGCCGGCCCATTCCCAGGAGGCCGGGTCGAGGTAGGCGTCGAGGGCGGCGTCGACGGCGGCCTCGACGTCGGCGCTGTCGTAGCCGGCTTGGCGGAGGACGGTGACGTCGACCTCGACGCTGTTGATGGTGGGGTCGATGACGTGGACGTCGAGGTTGGCGACGGCGAGCTCCTCTAGCGCGGCCTCGATTTCGGCCTTGCGGGGGGCGGAGAGGGCGGCGCCGTCGCCGTAGACGGCGACGGTGACGTGGCCGTAGTCGGTGCTGGTGTTGGCGCCGACGCCGTCGTAGTTGTCGAGGGTGGTGGCGCGGACGACGTCGGCCTCCTCCAACGCGGCGGCGGTGAAATGCTCGGGGAGGACGAGAGTGGTGACGAGGCGTGACAGGCGGTTGACGCCGCGGTCGAGCCATGCGAGGTCGTCCTCGGGGTCGACGCCGTCGGCGACCGGGGTGGCGAGGACGGCGGCCTCGACGAAGTAGACGGACGAGACGAGCTCGACGGTGGTGCCGGCCGGGACGCCGTTGGCTTCGGCGGTCGAGCGGGTGCCGGTGACGGCGCCGGTGCCGGAGGTGAGACCGGCGGCGATGTTGAGGTCGGTGTCGAGGGTGAAGGTGAGATAGCCGGTTTCGCCGCCGGCGTCGACGCGGACGATGGTGCCGGCGGGGATGGTGTAGCCGGAGGCGTCGAGGACGGTGAAGGTGACGGTGGCGACGGGCGGGGTGCCGTCGTCGCGGAGGACGCCGAACAGACTGAGTAGCTGCATGGTGACGGCGGAGGGGACGCGGTTGATGGCGTAGATGAGCTCGGCGACTTCTAGGGCGAGGGCTTCGATGAGGACGACCTCGGTGTTGCCTTCGCGGGGCGTCCAACCGGGGAGCTTGGTGGTGGCGTCGAGGAGAGCGCGGGCGATGACGTCGGCCGGGCTGCGGTCGTAGGGGGCGAGGTCGACGTAGCCGGAGAGGTCGGGGGTGGGCATCTAGCGGCCTCCGAGGACGTGGCCGAGGATGATGGCGAGGAGGAGCTCGGCGAGGGCGGCGACGGCGACGTGGCCGGCGGTGATGGTGACGGCGGCGATCACGCGAACGCGACCTCGACGACCTGGGACGTTTCGGTGTCGGCGACGACGGTGACGTCGGTGATGGTGCGGGGCGGGCCGTAGACGGCGACGGCGGCGGAGAGGGCGCCGGGGTCGAACCCGCCGAACGCGGGGTCGAGGATGCCGAACCCTGGCACGAGCGGCCGTTCGCCGCGGCGGGTGAGGGCGAGAACGGCGATCTGCTCGCGGTCGGCCTGGTCGGTCTCCTGTTCGACGGTGGCGACGCTGCCGTTGGGCGCGAGCCGGAAGGGGAACGCGAGGATGCGGGCCATCGGAGGCCATTGTCGCCGGTCGGCGGCGGCGGGCGGGTGACCTAGAGGCGGCCGAGGACGACGGCGAGCTCGCCGGCGACGTCGAGCGCGAAGGTGACGAGGACGCGGTCGCCGGCGGTGAGGTCGACGCCGAGGCCGTGGACGTGGCTGGCGAACGCGTCGTCGCCGGCGCCGCCGGCGGCGGCCTCGGTGGTGAGGGCCGGCGTCCAGAGGCCTTGGAGGACGAGGCAAGGGCCGTACTCGTGGGCGCCGGCGCGGCGGGGGACGAGGACGTAGGGGCGGCCGTCGACCTCGACGCGGGTGACGGTGCCGAGGTAGGTGTCGCCGGCCGCGGTCATGAGCTACGAACCGTAGGCGGGCGGCGGGGACGCCCATTCGATGTGCGGGTAGTCCTTGCGGGTCGTGAAGTTGGCGCCGAGGTGGAATCCGACCTCGTAGAACGCTTGGCGGAACGCGGCGTCGGGGGCGGAGGTTTCGGCCCACACTCCACCGGGCGGCGGGACGCCGGGCGCCGACGAAAAGAAGTCCCAGGCGAGACCGAACGCGTGGAGGGACCAATCGCTCGACCCGCGGACGGGGCGGACGGCGTAGCTGTCGATGCGGCGGGGCCGCCAGGAGCTTCGCTCGTTCGCGAGTCGGCAGGCGCGGGAGAACCGGGACTCGACGGCGTCGTTGACGGTCACGCTGATCCCCCAGGGGGTGCGGACGGTGCGGGTGCGGGAGCGGTCGCCGGGTTCGCCGAACAGGCGGCGGCGTTCGGTGGTGCCGATGCGGCCGCCGGGCTGGCCGGGGTTGCCGGCGGTGTTCTCGCGGGAGCCGGACGTCGGCGAGCTCGACGTCGGCGTGTCGCTGTCGGTGTTGCCTTCGGGGCCGGTCGACTTCTGGATGATGGGGTCGACCGGGGCGACGCAGGAGACCTCGACGGGGCCGGCGCCGGCGTCGATGGGCCATCGGACGGTCGTGACGAGCCATTCGGGGTAGCCGAGGCCGTAGATGCCGGCGGTGACGACTTTCATGCCGGGCCGGACGAGCTCGCCGCGCTGGCGGGGGAGGGAGAACGAGAGCTCACCGCCGGTGAAGCTGTCGACGGTGTCGCGGAAGCTGTCGAGGCCGACAATGTCGAGCCAGGGGTCTCCCCAGGCGTTGCGGGTGAACCCGACCTTGACGGCGACGGCGTGTTCGGCGAGCCAGGACGGCCGGCCGAAGTAGAGGACGCCGTTGGAGTGGAAGCACCAAAAGCCGAGCTCGCGGGCGAGCCGGTTGAGGACTTCCCAGGGGGCCTCGTAGATGCCGTCGGCGCCGCGTTGGGGGGCGATATCGGCGCGGGTCGGGGAGCCTTCGCCCATGAACCGGACGCCGGAGAGGAACGCGAGGAGCTCGGCGTACTGCGTGGGTGACAGGTTCTTGACGCCGGCGGGTTCCTCGGCGCGGACGGCGCGGCCGGCCTGGTCGACGTTGGTGCGTTTGAGGCGGTCGATGACCTTGTCGCGGGCGGTGATGGTGACGCGGCCGGTTTCGTAGGTGCCGACGTCCTCTCCTCCGCCGGTGAGCTCCTGCGCGGCGATGATGAACCGGAGGTCTGTTCCCCAATAGACCTCGCCGCGGAGGGTGGTGGTGCCTCGGCCTCCGCCGAGGAACATGCGGCCGGGGTTGGCGAGGTCGAGGGTGAGCTCGGAGGATTCCTCGGCGGTGAGCTCGACGGAGCCGCCGAGGAGGTTCTCGCCGAACGCGAGCGATTCGGCGGAACCGCGGACGCGGATGCCGGACGGGCTGCGGGGGGCGACGAGGGCGACGGGGAGCTCGCCGGCGGCGATGATGACGTCGGGGGTGCGGGCTCCTTCGCCGGCGCGGGCGGCGGCGGTGGCCGGGAGGCTGCTGTCGTTGCCGTTGCCGACCGACGGGCGCCACCAATCGGAGCCTCCGCCGGCGACGCTGCCGGAGCCGCCGAGGGCTTCGCGGGCGGCGGCGGCCTTGCGGGCGGCGTCGAGGTAGGGGCGGTGCGCGCCGGACTTGTAGACCGACCAATGGTTCCATCCGCGATTCGGGGGGCCGCTGCCGGTGGTGGTGTTACCGCCGCTGATCGCGTAGGCCGCTTTCGCTTGCCGGGCGAGGTTGCCGAACAGGGTGCCGCGGTGGCGGTCGGTGCCGGCGGCGGCCGCTTTCAGGGTGCGGACCTGCCATGCGCCGACCGACGGCCCCCACGTTGCATCTTGGATGGTGAGGTCGCCGAGGGCTTCGGCGTCGGCCCATTTGCCGGCGGGCGCGCCGGTGCCGGACTCGGGTTTGGTGACGGCGATGGCGATGGCGAGGGCCTCGCCGCGGTAGCCGGCGGCGTAGGCGGCGTCGGCGACGTCGTCGATGGTGACCCACTTCGGCATCGTCTACGGGATGGTGAGAACTTGGCCGACGCGGATGGCGCGGGGGTCGCGGATGCTGTTGGCCGACGCGATGCGCGGCCAGAGGTTGCCGTCGCCGTAGTGCTTCGTCGCGATGCTCCACAGGGTTTCGCCGGCGGCGACGGTGTGACGGCGTTGCGCGGGAACCGGCGCGCTGTTCATCGACGGCGGCGCCGGGGTCGGGCCGACCGACGCGGTTGACCATCGCGAGTCGGGGCGAGCGACGGCGGGGGGCCGGTTGACCTCGGTGAACGTGAGGTCGACCTCGGCGCGGACGATGTTGTTGTCGGAGGGCCGGCGTCGGACGCTACGGAACGTGAACTCCGAGATGATCCATCCTTGGCCGCTGCGCGGCATGTAGGGGGTGATGGTGTCGACGTAGCTGACGGCGACGGAGCGGTCGGGGACGTCGGGGGCGGCGAGCCGGAGGAGGGTGGCGATTTCGGCTTGGACGTCGTCGGGCTGGCCGGAGGGGTTCTCGTCGCGTTCCTTGGTGAGCAGAGCGGAGAGGGTGAACGAGCGGAGGCGGCGGCCGACGCGTTGGGTGTTGAGGCCGCCGGTGGCGGTGCGTTCCTCGGTCCATTCGTCGGCGAGGCCGCGCCATTCGACCTCGGGGCGGGTGATGTTGAGGACGACGGTGCCGGCGGCGCCGGTGATGGTGGCTTTGTTGCGGGCTCGCTTGACGGAGGCGGGGGGGAGCTCGACGCGGACGGCGGTGACGGCCATCTAGGTCATCCTCCTCGGCTGGCGCCGACACCGCGTTCGGTGCGGTCGCGCTGGTACGTTTCGATCTGGCGGGGGATGAGCCGGGCGAGCTCGGCTTCGCTCATGCCGCGTGCGTCGATGACGACGGCGCCGGGCGCCATAGTGAGGCTGTTGTCGAGGCTGGCGGCGGGGAGGCGGTGCTCGGGGCGGGAGGCTTTGCGGCCGCCGAGGAGGCCGGTGACGAGGCTGGCGCCGCCGCCGATGGCGCCGCCGAGGAGGGCGCCGGCGCCGGTGCCGGCGCCGGGGATGATGCTGCCGATGGTGGCGCCGAGCATGGCGCCCGACGCGGCGCCGCCGAGGACGTTGCCGACGGAGACGCCGTTCTTGGCGGCGTCGTTGGCGCTCATGTAGAACCCGGCGGCGCCGCCGATCCCGGCCGCGCCCTTCGCGAGTCCGCCGAGGAGGCCTCCTCCGGCCGCTCCTGGGCCTCCTGCGAGGCCGCCGGCCGCTGCGCCGGCCTGGGCGGCGGAGAGGCCTCGGAGAGCGGCGACGAACCCCCACAGAGCCTGGGTGGGGCCGGCGAGGGCGCTGAACCCCATGATGGCGCCGAGGAGGCCGATGACGGCCCAACGGGTCGGGCCGAAGCTGAGGAGCGCGTCGGCGATGTTGACGAGCGGGGTGATGAGCGGGACCAACATGCCGAGCAGGCGGACGAAGTCGGGGAGGAGGCCGACGAGGAGAACGAACCCGTGGACGAGGTCGGGCATGACGGGCACGAGCTCGGTGACGAGCTCGCCGATGGCGAGGACGAGGTCGTCGACGACGGGGTCGAGGAGGCTGAACGCGGGAGCGGCGGCGGCCAGGAGGTCGCCGAGGCCGGTGAAGATGGCGCCGAGCAGGGGCGCCGAGCCGCGCAGGAAGTCGCCCAGGAGCGGGACGATGGTGCCGAGGAGGTCACTGAGGGGCGGGGCGATGGTCTCGACGAAGCTGCCGAACGCGGCCTCCATCGCCGGTAGCTGGCCTTGGAGGACGCCGAGGAGCGGGTCGAACGCGTCGACGAGGTTGAGCATGGCCCGCGACTTGACGCCGGACAGGAGACCGCGGAACGTCTGCGTGGCGATCTCCTCGCCGGTGCCTTCGGCGCCGGCGAACAGGGCGTCGAGGAACGGCTTGCTGGCGAGGCTGGCGCCGCGCTCGTTGGCCCGGCGGACCTCCGCCGCGGTCATGCCGTAGGCCTTCTCCATGGCTTCGTTGAGGCCGGGGATGCCCGCGTTGATTAGCTGGTTGAGGTCTTGGGCGAAGATCGTGCCGGCCTGCGACATCTGGCCGATGGCGCGGGCGGCCGGGTCGAGCGCGGCCGGGTTGGTGGCGACGGCGTTGGTGAGGCCGGCGATGGTGTCTTGGAGCTCCTGACCTTTGACGCCGAACGACGCGAGGGTCACCGCCGCTTGGTTCAGTTGGCCGATATCGAACGGCCGCATGGGGTCGAGCTCGGTGAGGAACTGGAACAGGGCCTTGCCTTCGGCGGCGCTGCCGGTCAACCGGCGGAGCGACACTTCGGCCATCTGGAAGTCCGCGGCGGTGTTCACGCCGAGGGCGCCGGCGGCGATGGTGATGGCGCCGATGGCGGTAGCCGCGACTCGGGCGGAGCGGGTGACGTGCTGGTTGAGGGCGGTGCCGAGACCTCGGGCCTCGTTCGCTGCTCCTCGGAGCCGGCTGCCGAGACCTCGGGTGGCGGCGTCGATGCTGCCGAGACCTCGGCGGCCGCCGGCGACGACGCCGGCGCGGGAGAGCTCGCGGAGGCTGCGCGTGGTGCGCTCGACCTCGCGGCGGACGCCGGCGATGGGACGCGATAGGGCGTCCCGTAGCCGGGCGTGGACGACGAGCTCCTCCTCGGTCGCCACCTAGCTCGCGCTCGTGCGGGAGGCTGCCACGTCTCCCATGATGACCTCGTGCGCGGCGAGCCGGAGGGACCACGCGAGCCGCGGGTCGCGTACTTCTAGCCGGCGGGCGCCGGCGTCGCCGCCGATGACGACAAGGGGGTCGAGGTGGAAGGTGTAGGCGACACGCGCCGCGGTGGCGACCTCGGAGCGGGCGGCGAGGTCGCCTACGAAGGGTCCGCGTCGAGCTCGGCGAGGTCGTCGTCGACGGCGTCGAGCTCGTCACCGAACCCGCTGAGGCGGAGAACCTGCTTGGCGGCGGCGTCGATGTGGCCGTCGAGGCCGTACAGGTGGCGGATGGCGCCGGTGGGGCCTCGGCCGCCGAAGAACCGATCGCGGAGCTCGCGGTCGGCGAACGTGAGCTCGCGGCCGTCGACGGTGACGGGCTGGCCGTGGACGGCGAGGCCGACGGCCTTGTTGGCGAGGATGATGGTGGCGAGCTTGATTTCGTCGAGGTGGCCGGGCTTCGTGGTGTCCTTGGCCTTCTTGCGCCATGCGACGAGCTCGTCGTAGGAGACGTCGCAGGCGTAGCGGACGGCGATGCCGGGCCGGCGGGGGACGGCGAGGGTCTCGTAGGCGGTCTCGACGTCCTGGGAGAGCTCGGCGGCGAGCGCGTCGAGCGGGTTGATGGCTTCGACGGCGCCGAGTACCTCGTCGTCGTCGAGGTCTCGGAGGGCGGCGGCGCCGAACGGGACGTCGCCGAGGTTGTCGTCGCGGACGCCGGCGGCGCCGAACGTGGGGATGGGCTCGGTGGTCATAGGCCGTGAGGCTACGCGACGAGGCCGCCGCCACGAGGGACGGCGGCCTCGGACGCCGGGCGGGCCTTCCCCTTGTCCGCCGGGCGGGCTAGGCGACGGTCTCGATGGCGAACGTGAGCTCGATGCGCTTGGGGTCGCTGCTGTTCGCGTCGGTGGCCGGGCCTCGGACGCCGATGAGGACGGCGGTGAGGGTCTCGGGCTTCTCGACGGGGGCGAGGTCGCGGTCGGTCGGCGTGATCGACAGGGACGTCCGCCACCGGCCGACGAGCGGGCGGAGCTTACGGACGATGGCGGCGTCACGTTCGGGCTTGTAGGGGCGGCCGACGGTGACGTCGCCGGTGGTGGCCGGGCCGGTGAGCACCTCGGGGACCATCGAGCCGCCATCGAACTCGCGGGAGGCGTCGGCGGTGGTCTCGACCTCGCTGTTGGTCGCGAAGTAGCCGGTGATGCCGGAGACGCGGACGAGGCCTTGGCGGGCGGCGGCGATGGGCATGGCTCGGGGCCTCCGGTTCTAGGAGAGGGCCGCGTCGTGCGCGACCTTGGTGATGGTCAGGGTGACGAGCTCGGCGGCCGGGCTGATACGGAGCGCGATGTTGGCGCGGACCTCGTTGGCGGCCAGGACGGCCGGCGTGTTCACACTCGGGCCGGTGTCGATGATGTAGCCGGCGTCGATCTGCTGGCCGTCGTCGTCGAGGAGCTCGTAGATGCCGCCGGAGGCGCGCATCGGGTCGAGGATCGCGGTGAGCTCGGCTTCCATGGCGGAGAACAGGCGGCCGGCGCCGTCGACCGGGGCGTGGACGAACTGCTCCATGGCCTCCTCGGCGCGTTCGGCGACAACGTTGAGGGTGTCACGGGCGGTGAGGAGCTTGTAGTTGGTGTCGGTCGACAGGCTGCGCCACCCGTAGAGGCGGACGCCGCCGTTCATGGTGCGGACGGGGTTGACGCGGGCATCGGCGAGGTCGTTGACGTCGGCGGCGGTGAGAGCGACGCCTTCGGTGCCGCGGACGTAGCGGGCGACGGCGATTTCGCCGGCGGGGGCGCGCCATGGGCCTTCTTCGCGGATGGCTCGGGCTCGGACGCCGGCGATGTAACCCTCGGGCGAGATGGTGCGGAGGCCGCCGGAGCCGTCGGGGACTTGGACCCATCGGTGGAAGATGCCGGCGTGTTCGCTGCCGACGGTGGAGCGGAGGGCGGTGGCGGCGGCCTTGACGGCGGCGTTGGTGGCGCCGGCGGCGACGGCGAGGAGCGCGATACGGCGTTCGGAGGTGTCGGCGTGGGCGATGAGGCCGGCGCCGACCGAGGAGGACGGGAAGCCGGGGATGGCGACGGCGCCGGCGCCGTACTCGGGACCGAACCGGGCGAGCGCGGTGACGTAGTCGGCGGCGACGACGCTGGCACGGTCGTCGGTGCCGGCCGAGAACGCGGTGGCGGCGATGACGGCCGGGTTGTTGTCGGGGGCGACGGTCGCCGAGCCGCTGTTCGCGGCGGTCACGAGCGTCGACGAACCGTTGATCGCGTCCACGGCGGCCTGCGGGCTGGCGAGGTCGTAGTAGGTCTCGACGAGCTCGTCGTCGAGGTAGAGCCGCAGGGTGAACGTGTCGGCGAGGTTGCCGTCGATGACCTCGACGTCGAGGTTCGCGGACCATGCTCCCGCGTTGTTCGCGGTGAGGACGATGGTGTTGGCCGGGACGCCCGCCCGGTCGACGAGGGTGCGGGTGCCGCGGGTGGCGGCGGCGCCGACGACGCGGGCGACGTAGGCACGTTCGCCGCCTTCGGCGAAGAACGTGGTGAGGTCGTCGTAGAGGTAGCCGTAGGTGACTCGGCCGCCGAGCTTCTCCTCGTACTCGGCCATGGAGCGAACCTCGACCGGGTCGGTGGTGGAGCCGCGTTCGGTGAGGCCGGCGACGAAGTAGTCGGCGCCGGTGCTGCGGGCCGAGGTGGTGGAACCGGGGCGGGCGCCGGTGTTGACGACGACGCCGACGGCGGCCATGCGGGATGCGAGGAACGCGGCGAGGGCGCCGAACAGGGCGAGCGGGATGAGGAACGGGGCGAGGAGGGCGGCGCCGAGGCGCTCGACCTTCCGGCCGATCCACGAGCGGGCGGCCACTGGCCGAACGACGTGGGGAACAGGCGCGCGGGGCGGCGTCATCGGGCCTTGGCCTCCTGGGCTCGGGCGGCGGCCTTGCGGGCGGCCGGGGTGGGGGTGGCGTCGAGCTCGTCGGCGAGCTCGGCGAGCTCCTCGGGGCCGTCGGCGGTGTTGAGCCGCTCGACCTCGTCGAACGCGGCGAGCGCGGCCGGGTTGAGGGCCTTGCGGACGTCGTCGCCGGTGGTGTCGGGCGGGGTGACGAACACGAGGACGCCGAGGTCGACGGCGGAGCGGACGAGGGGGTGCGATGCCAGTACCGGCGTCCACTCGCCGCCGGCGGCGATGCGGCCGTCGTCGTCGATGGGGACGGGCCGGTCGGTCACGTTGTAGACGGTGCGGTACCGGGTGCCCATGGGCGTCATTCTCCTCGGTCGAGCTAGTCGAGCGCGGGATGGGGGAGGAGCGTCTCGGTGAGCTCGACCGTCCATCCTGCGGGGTCGGGGGCGAGGGTGGCCGGAACGGCCGGCGTGAGGGTCTCGTCGACCTCGACGACGGCCTCGGCGTAGGCGGCGGCGATGGCGCGCTTGTTCGCGTCGGTCTCGACGTCGGAGTAACTCTCGGTGTAGGTGAGCTCGTCGAGGCGGGTGGTCTCCTGAACGGCGAACAGGACGTCGCGGACGGCGCGGACGTACCGCTTGCGGAGGAGGTCGACGGCCTCGTAGCCGTTGCGGGTGCCGGCCGAGACGCGGACGAAGATGAACACGCGCACCGGGTAGCGGGCTCGGTAGATGACCTGGCCGAGCTCGTCGGGGCCGTCGACACGGCGGAGGCCTTCTAGGCGGCCGACGACGACGAACAGGGCCGGCCACTCGGAGAGGTCGGGGACGTCGCGCTCCTGTTCGGTGACGAGCGCGGGCGGGGGAACGTCGGCCTCGGAGGCGCCGACGGCGGCGGCGACGGCGGCGGTGGCGGCGGGCATGGCGGCGCGGAGCGTGTCGGCGATGGCGCGGGCGACGTCCTCGGGGCCGTTCATCGGGAGAGGTCCGTCCGGCTGATCCGGCCGCCGCTAGACGTGCGGAACCCTCCTCGGGGGCCGACGGTGGGGGCCTCGCCGGTGACGATGAACCGTTGGAGGATCTTGACCCAGGTGCGGCGTTCCTGCTCGGTGAGCTCGATGGGGCGCCGGCGGGGGACGCCTTGGCCGCGCTGGTGGTAGCGGCCATGGGCGACGTCGCTGCCGAGCCACGCGTCGTGAGGTTCGATGCGTTCGACGCCGAACGGGCGTTGCGTGAGGCTGGCGCGGAGGTCACCCTCGCGGACGAGGATGGGGCGGCCGGGGTAGTGGCGGGCCTTCCATGCGGCGTAGCGGGGCGACAGGGGCGCCCAACCGCCGGACGCGTGGCGGCCTTCGGTGCCGAACTGGCGGCGCTCGACGTGGGCGAAACGGTCGGCGATGGCCTCCCATGCCGGGCGGGCGTCCTCGACGGCGTCGGAGAACCGCTCCAACGTCCGGTCGATCTGGACGTCGCCGTAAAAATCAAAGGAGAGGCTGATCGGCATGGCCTAGACGCGGGTGTCGAAGTCGTCGGGGAACATCGGCTCGGGGAACGAGGCGTCGAGGGTGGCGCCGGCCGCGGCCGCTCCTCCGTCGCCGGCGTCGGTGAGGTCGTCGGTGTCGAGGGCGTCGAGGCCGGCGGTGTACCGCTGCCAGAGAACGGCGCCGTAGCCGCCATCGGTGCCGGCCCGTTCGGGGTAGTGGGCGTCGTAGACGGTGGCGGCGACGGCGAAGTAGACGAGGCGGGCGCCGGCGGCGGTGAGCTCGGCGAGCTCGGAGGAGCCGGCCTCGTAGGCGGCGAGGAGGCCGCCGATGCGGCGGCCGACCTCGCCGGAGAACTCGGCGAGCCACGCGGCGACGTCCTCCTCGGAGGGGGTCGTTGCCTCGGTGATTTCGATGGTGGGCAGGAGCCGGCGGACGCCGGCGACCTCGGCGCCGAAGTCCGCCATGAGCTCCTACTCGGTCGAGCCGGCCTCGGCCTCGGCCTGGGCGGCGCGGGAGGCCTCGACGGCCTTGGTGACGGAGGCGTAGTTCTCGCCGGCCTCGTTGGCGGCCTCGACGCGGTCGACCTCGTCGGGGTGCTGGTTGAGGTACGCGATGAGGTCGGCGGACTTCATGGCGGCGAGCTCCTCGTCGGAGGCCGAGCCGGTCGAGGCCTGGGCGCCGGAGCCGGCGTCGCCGCCGAGCTCGGCGGCGTACTTCGTGAGGACGTCGGCGCGGGCGTTGTCGTGGAGGTCGACGCCGAGACCCTGCGGGGCGGCGATCCCTGCGACGAGGGCGACCTCCTCGACGTCGGGTACCTCGGTCGTGACGGTGGTGCGGGCCTCGACGTCGCCGGACGTCTGGACGGCGCCGTCGATGCCGTCGAGCCGCTTGGCCTCGGCCTCGTCGACCTCGATGGTCTCGCCACGCGTGGCGTAACGGACGAGGCGGGTGCCGTTGGGGCCGCCTTCGACGGTGTAGCCAACGCGGTCGGCGAGGGCGATGCGGGTGGGCATGATCGGGCTCCTCCTCGGCGTTCTAGGCGCCGGTGATCTTGACGACGGCCTTGGGGTCGGTGATGTACGGGACCGCGATGCGGGCGCTCATCACTCGGTACCGCTCCTTGGTCTCCTCGTCGACCGTCCGCGTGTAGAGCGGGAGCTCGTCGGAGATTCCGCCGATCTGACGTTCGGCGATGACGTGGACGGTGCCGGCGGCCTGCCGGTTGGAGACGTACCAACGCATCCCGGCGAGACCGTTGAGGTCCGCCGCGGCGAGGAGGTCCGGCGTGCCTCCGCCGTTGCTCGTGTTGTTGAGCCGGGCGACCACGGTGTCGTTGTTGCGGATGGCGAGGGCCTCCGCCGGGTTCACGATGACCGCGGTGGCGACGTAGCCCATGTCCTGCTCGTCGATGGTGCTGACGGCGGCGTTGATGTCGTTGAGGAGCTTGGTGGTGCTCGTCCCCCAATCGGCCGCCGCGACCTGGGTGTGGACCGGGGCGGCGTTGAGGGCCGCCATCGCCACGGTGTCGATCTTGCGGATGATGGTGTTACGGAGCCGCACGAGCTCGCGGGCCAGGAGGTCGCGCCGGTCGCGGCGGACGGCCTCGTAGGTGAACACGGCCGAGCCGCCCCACTTGGTGACGGCGGCCACGAGGGGCATGGTCTCGCCGCTGTTGAGGATGGGGAACTCGGCGCCGGGCTCGATGGCCTGGACGTCGCGGGCGGTGTAGAAGTCGCCGCCGCTCGTCAACTGGTCGTACAGGACGGCGCCGCCGATGGCGCGGGGGCCTTCGGCGAAGATGCGATCCGCGAGGAACCTGTTGAGCGTGAGGTCGGTGATGGCGCGCTCGACCCGCTGCGGGGAGCGGAGGAACGCGTCGACCGTGATGTTGTTGCCACTGACGACGGGCGGAGCCGCCGGGTACGGGGTGGGCATGAGCTCGGTCTCCTAGTTCCTAGAGGCGGAGGGCGACGGGGACGTCGGCGCCGTCGGCGGCGTCGTCGAGGGCGTAGCCGAGGATTTCGCCGGCGCCACCCTGCGGGATGGCCTCGCCGGCGGCGTCGGCCTTGATCGGGTCGCCGGCCGTGATGGCGCCGCCGGCGACGACGGGCCAGATGCCGACGCGGGCCACCATGACCTTTCCGCCGAGGGCGGCGTCGCGGCTGGCGACACCGACGGCGGCGGCGCCGGCGCCGGTCGGGCTGATCTGCGGGAGACCATCGACGCGGGGGCCGGAGATGGAGACGAACCGCTTACCGGAGACCGCGGCCTCGCAATAGGCGGTGAAGGTGTCGCCGGGGTCGAAGTACGGGACGGCGTCGTTTGCCATGACCTAGATGCCTCCGGTGACGTTGCCGAACAGGGCGTCGGTGAACTGCGACCATGCCTCCTCGGAGGCGTCGGTCTCGGGGTTGGCGCCGCCGAGCTCGACCGTGGCGAACCGCGGGGCGAGGCCGCCGAGGAAGGTGCGGAGCTCCTCGGTGGGGCGAGCGGCGAAGGTGGCGGCGAACGTCTCGCGCTCGGCCGGCGCGATGCGGCCGGAGCGGAGGGCGTCGTCGAGCAGGGCGTCGCGGGCCTGCTGGTCGAGGGCGGCGAGGGCCTGCCGGCCGGCCTGGGCGTCGCTGATGAGGGCGGCGGCGGCGCCGGCGGAGAACCGGACGGTGCCGTCCTCGGCGACCTCGGCGCCGGCGGCGGCGACGAGCTCGCGCTCGGCGACAGGAGCCGGGGCGGGCGGGGTGGCCGGCGGCGTCTCGGCCGGCGGGGTCTCTGCCGGGGGCGTCTCGGCGGGCGGGGTCGCGTTCGCTCGGGCGATGACGTCGGTGAGGGTTGCCTCGACGTCGGCGTCCTCCTCGATGCCGAGGAGCTCGCGGAGCCGGGCCTCGTCTACGGGCATGGGGCCTCCTGTCGGCGGTGCATCGCTCGGAGTATGACTCGGCGATGGTTCGGGCGGGGGGATGGTGGCTTCGGGGATGGCCGAGGTGGCGAACACTCGGTCGAGGATGGCGTTGGCGGCGTCCTGGGTGGCGTCGCCGGCGGTGACGGTGGCGGCGAGAGCGGAGGCGGCGGCGGCGACGAGCTCGGGGGTGGCGGCCGGGCCGTCGGCCTGCTCGATGACGTCGACGGTGACGAGCTCGGGGAGGTCGCCGTCGGCGGCGGCGACGGGGCGGGCGTCGGTCTCGTAGAGGGCCAGGAGGTCGGCGAGACCCTTCACAGCGGGAGGTTGGACGCCGAGGAGGGCGAGACCGGACAGGGCGGCGGCGTACTTCGTGCCGCTCGGCGTGGTGACGTTGCGGAGGAACTCGACCGAACGGCGCCGGAACGCCTTGGGCATGATGGCGGCGAGCTTGGCGGGGACGTCGACGAGGTCGCCGATGATGCGGTCGCCGGCGCGGCGGACGTTGGCGATCCATCCCAGGGCGGGGGCGCTGTCGCCGAGGGCGGCCCAGGCGCCGACGTGGCCGATCTTGACGACGCCGGCGTCGACCTCGGAGTCCTGGGCGGCGGCGACCATCGCGTCGAGGTCGTCGACGGTGACGGTGGCGCGGCCGGTGATGGCCTCCCAGGTGCCGGCGCGCACGAGCTCGACGTCGCGGATGGTCACGGTGGCGGGCATGGCGACCATGATGCGGCGCGCGCCATGGCGCGCGGGGGATGACGCGAACGAGGCCGCCCCGGTTGGGGCGGCCTCGTCGCCGGCGCGATGACCTCGACGGCCGGCGATCTAGGTGGGGATGCGGGCGACGGAGCGGAGGTCGCCGGGGTAGTCGACGGCCTCCTCGGCGACGTAGCGGATGAGGGCGGGACCGTCCTGGGCGATGCCGCCGACGGCGACGGTGTAGCGGCCGGCGTGCCGGTCGACGGCCTCGATGGTGACGCGGAACCGGCCGGCGCCGATGCGGAGGTAGGTGGTCTCGCCGACCTGCCGGCCGTTCATGCCGAGGCCTCGGCGACGGGACGGTAGACGCTCATGGAGCGGGGGCGGGTGCCGGAGCTCGGCGAGTCGAGCGTGAGGCGGAGGACGTGAGCCGGGACGATGGTGACGCCGTCGGCGGCGAGCGTCTCGGTGACGCGGCCGGTGTCGACGGTGGTGACGGTGAACGTGGCCGTGCCGTCGATGATGCGAGCGGCGACGCAGTAGCGGCCGGCGTTGCGCTCGCGCTCGCATCGGCGGCGGGCGGTGGTCTCGTTGACGGCGTAGCCGATGGTCTCGACGGTGCCGTCGGCGAACAGGCGGGCGACTAGGTAGGCGTGGGCGCTGCGAGTGCGGATGATGTGCTCGGTGGAGGTCATGGGCCTATCCTGGGGCCTAGGCGGTAGGTTGTCAACCTCTTTCGCCGAGATTTCGCTAGGCAGGGGGCCTACGGCGGGTGAGACTGTAGGCATGGACGCGCGGGACGTGCTGGCCGAGGCTTTCGTCGCCATGGGCGACGGCCGGGTCGCGCTCGTCGAGCGCGAGCTCGGCGACGGTGGCGGCGTCGTCGACCGGGTCGCGATGGAGGCGTCGCCGGTCGACGACGCCGAGCTCCGTACCCTCCTCGACGCGTTCTAGGCCGGGCGGTGAGCTCGTGGAGTGTTCTGTCTGCGGAGGGGGCGGGCCATGGAGGCGCGCCGGGTGTGCGGCGTGGTGCGACGAGGTCCGCGGCGTCCTCCGGTCGACGAGGGTGCGGCCTCGATGGCGGCCGGCGTCGTTCCTCGACCTCGACGAGCCGGACGGCGAGCCGCTAGTCGGTGTCGGCCTTCCAGTCGCCGCACCAATCGGCCTCCTCCACGGCGGGCCATGCGGTCGCGCCGCCGGCGATCACGGTGGGCGGTCGGCGTCGGCAGACGAGGCCGGGGCCGACGGTCTCGGCCGGATGGCCGGCGGGGCAATCCTCGGCGTGGCCGGTGTAGATGACGAGGTCGCCGTAGAGGCATGAGCCGCAGGAGGGGGCGATCAACCGATGCCTCGGGAGTGGCGGCCGGTGCCGCCGGTCGAGCCGGGCGTTGAGGCGGCGCGTTCGCCGAGGCCGGCGTTCCGAGCTCGGCGGCCGGTGTAGATGGGGCGACGGCCGGCGGCGTTCGTGGGGAGGGCGAGCTCGCCGGTGATGGCGCGCAAGGCGATGGCGGCGACGTCGGGGCCGTGTTCGGCGGTGAGCTTGGCGAGGAGCTCCTCGGCGGTCTCGGGCTTCCACGGGTTGCCGCTCATCGGGGGCGGCGGTGTCGGTCGATGCCGATGAGGCCGATGGTGCGGGCGTCGTCGTCGTCGAGGTCGTCCTCGGGGCCGGGGCCTCGGCGGAGACGGGCGAGGAGGCCGGGGACGCGCCAGGAGGGCGGTACGGGCCGCTCCTCGGGGCCGGTGTCGGTCATGCCGGCGGCCACACTCGGAGGACGGGGACACAGGGGTCGCCGCCGGCGTCGAATCGGTCGCGTTCGTCGTCGGTGAGGGCGGGGCCGTCATGCGTGTCGCAGGAGGGGGAGGCATAGCCGGCGTTGAGGCCGACGGCGAGCCACTCGTCGAAGGTCATGCGGCGAACCTTTCGGTGCGGAGGCCGGCGCGGTCGGCCCATTGGATGATCGCACGGTGGAGGTCGGCGTAGCCGACGTCGAGCTCCTGGAACTCGGCGGGCACGAGCTCGGCGAGGCGGGCGAGCTCCTCCTCGACGTCGGGCGCGTAGCGGGGCCGGCCGAGGGTGTCGTCGAAGTCGACGACGGGGACGTCGTTGGCGGCGTAGACCTCGTCGATGCGGTTGAGCTCGCGGACGAAGTCGTCCTCGGTCATATCCCAGGGGTCGGGGCCGAGCCGGGCGGGGGGCGCGTTGAGGGCTTCGTCGGCGAACCGGGCGGCCTCGTCGTCGTAGCGGGAGAGGATGCGGCCGACGGCGGTGCGGACGTCGCTGCCGAACAGGGTGGAGACGTCGAACGGTTCGTCGGGGACGAGCTCGTCGACGTCGAGGTTGCCGTAGGCCGTCGGCGAGGGGGCGCGGCCGCGGGCGACGGCGCGGGCGGCGTCGGCGCGGCGGTTGAGGTCGAGCCACTTGGCGAGCGTCGCGTCGACGTCGTCGGTCCCCCAACGGTCTCGGTAGATCGCGTCAAGCTGGTCGGGCGCGTGTCCGTTGGGCTGGCCGACCCACTGGCGGCGGAGCCGCTTCTTCTCGGACTCGGCGAGGCCTTCGTACCAATCCCATTCGCCGCCGATGTAGGGGGTGCCGTCGGCGTTGACGCGCTGAACCTTCGCGCCTTGCCGGGAGCCGACGGCGCCGCGGCGGCGGACAACAGCGCGGGGTGGGGCGCCGAGGACGGCTTGGTCGAGGCTGCCGAGCTCGGCTTCCATGGTCTCGGCGGTGCGGGCGGCTGAGGCGCGGGCGCGTTCGCGGTAGTAGTCGAGGTCGCGGCGGGCTTGGGCGATCTGCTCGGCGGTGTAGCCGTCGGCCTCTAGGACGGCGAGCTCCTCGGCCTCGGCGGCGCGTTCCTCGGCGGCGCGGGCTCGGCGGGCCTCTAGGCGGGCGGCGCGTTCGGCGGCCTGGGCCTGCTCGCGGGTGAGGGGGACGGCCGGCGCCTTCGGTGCGGGCGGAAGGATGGGCGAGGGTGTCGGTGGCGGCGGCGGCGGGATCGGCGTGGGCGGGTCGGGCGGGAGCGGGCCTTGGACGGTGGGGGCGGCCTCGGTGTTCCAGACGCGGACGAGGGTGCCTCGGCATCGGGTGCCGCCTTCGCATCGGACGTAGAACCCGCCGGGGTAGTAGAGGCGGGCCTCGGCCTCGTCGACGAACTCGCGGCCGTCGATCATTGAGCAGGGGCCGCACGTTCGCGAGTCGAGGAGCTCGGATGCGTAGATGCGCGCCGGCGTGGGGAGACGGTCGCCGGCGTCGACACGGCCGGAGCCTTGGGCGTTGGCGACGGGGACGCGGGCGTAGTCGGTGGCGAGGCCGGCGGTGGGGGCCTCTCGGGCGGCGTCGAGCGCGGCGGAGACGTCCTCGCCGGCGAGCGCGACGACGCCGGCCAGGAGCGCCGGGGCGCGGCGGCCGGCCTCGACCATGCGGCGCCGGAGCTCCTGTAAGGGTTCGGCGGCCATGCGGCGGGCGTTGACGAGGATCGCGCCGGCCGACGCGCCGGCCGGCGCCGCGACGAGGGCCGGCGGGGTGAGACCTTGCCGGGCGGCCTCGACGTAGGCGGAGGAGACGCCGGCGTGATGGGCGGCGCGCAAGGTGGCTTCGTGGGCGGCGGTGGCTTCGTCGATGAGGCGGCGGACGTCGGGGAGGTCGAACGGGCCGTCGCCGGCGAGCCATGCGAGGCCGTGCCGGCGGACGTGGGGGTCGACGATGGCGAGGAAGTCGCCGCGGTCTTGGAGGAGCCGGCGGAGTGTCTGCTCGGCGAGCCGCTCGACGGCCTCGTCGAGCTCGCGGTAGTTGACGCCGGCGGCGCGCTCATGCGGGAGGAGGCCGCGGCCGGCGGTCGAGGGGATGAGGCGGTCCTCGACGTCGGCGGCGAGCTCGGCCAGGGCGACGACGGCCTCGGCGTTGTCGAGCTCGACGACGAGCTCGCCGAGGGCGATGCGGCGCGGCATGGGCCTCAGTCTCTCGCGACCTCGACGGCCTCGGCGGCGATGACGCGAACGAGGCGGCCGGTGACGGCGTCGACGAGGGTGGCGGTGCCGTCGGCGTGCTCGCGGAGGACGTAGCCGCGCTCGACGACGAGCGGGACGGAGTAGGGGACGCCGCGCAGGAGGCCGGAGCCGAACAGGATGAGGCGGACGTCGGGCTCGCCGTCGAGGCGTGTGCCGATGAGAACGGCCGAACCTCGCGGCATGTGCCGCGAGGTTCGGAAGGGGATGCCGAACGGCGTGCCGAGCTCGCCGCCGATCATGCGACGGGGCGGTCGGCGACGAGCGACGGGGCCATGGAGTAGCGGCCGAAGGGCATGCAACGCTCGACGCCGTCCCAGGTGGTGACGCCGACGCGGTAGGTGTCGCCGTGGGCGTCGACGAGGGTGACGAACTTGGCGGTGCGCTTGACGACGGTGAACGTCCAGATGCACTCCCAATCGCCGAGGGAGCGGACGGAGTAGGTCTCGCCGACGACGAACTCGGTAGTGCGGGCGGGGGTCTCGGTGGAGGTCATAGGCCTATCTTGCGGCCTCCGTTGTAGGTTGTCAACCTACTTTCTGTGGCAGGCGGACCAACCGGCCGGCGCCGGGTCACGAGGCGCCGGCGCTCCCCAACGGGTCACCGCCGGCGGAGGGGGTCGCCGTCGAGCGGGCCGGTGAAGTCCGGCCGCACGAACCGGCCGAGGAACCGCGCCAGGAAGTCGAGGACGAGCTCGACGAGGCGCTCGACCATCTAGCCGGCCAGGAGGACGTAGAGGACGACGGCCGTGATGAACGCGGCGAGGAGGATGGCGGCCATGAGGTCGCCGTCGCCGCCGGGGTCGTGAAGCGGCCGGCGGGTCATGGCCGGTAGGCCTGTTCGCCGTAGCGGTGCCGGTGGAGCTCGTCGTCGAGCTCGGCGGCGGCGTGCCGGGCCAGGACGGCGGCGCCGTCGAGGAGCCGCTCGACCTCGGCGTCCTCGACGGCCTCCTCGGCCATCGTGGCGAGCTCGTGGGCGTTGGCGAGCATCTGCCGGACGTGGGTGGTGACGATCATGGTCGGCGGCGTTCGGCGAGGCGGGTGAGCCGCTCCGACACGGCGAGCGCGCGGGCGGCCATCGCTGCGGGTTCGATGATGAGGTCATCGACGGGAGGGGCGTCGGGGTCGCCGATGCCGTCGGGGCTCTCCTCGGGGGGGAGGCCGACGTCCTGGGCGGCGGGGAGGCCGTAGCGGCGGCGGACGTCGGCGATGAGGCCGGGGTCGATGGGGCCGAGGAGGCCGCCGGTGGCGAGCGTGTTCAGGGCCTCGGCGGTGGGGGTGCCTTCGGCGCGGATGGGGTCGGCGACGAGCTCGGGGTAGGCCTCGCCGTCGCCGAAGTTGAGGGCGACGAGGTCGCGGATGACGTACTCGGTGATCGTGCCTTCGATTTCCTCGACGACGGCGCCGAGGGCCATGACGAAGTAGTCGACGAACGTGTCGCCGAGGCTGCGGGCGCCGTTGTCGTGGCCGAGGTTGAGGAACATGGCGAGCGCGGCGCGGCCCATGGCCTCGTCGTGGTACTTGATGAGGGGGAGCGGGTCGACGGTGTTGCCTTCGACGCCGACGAGGCGGAGGACGTAGCCGTCGGGGACGGCGGCGCCGGCCTCGGCGCCGGCGCGGAACCGCTTGGCGATGGAGAGGGCCTTTGCTTCGTCGCCGCCGGGCGGGACGCTGACGGTGGGGACGCCGAGGCCGTTGCGTTCGACGATGACGGCCGACAGCTTGTGGAGGCGGAGGTTGATGAGCCAGTGGCCGTAGGACGAGCGGAAGATGGAGCGGCCGGTCCAGTCGCCGCCTTCGCGGTCGTTGACGAACATGACGAGCCGGTCGCGGGGGATGACGGCCTCCTCCCAACCGGGGGAGCCGTCGCGGCGGGGGACGTGCTGGCGGACGTCGATGAGGCCTCCGTCGCGGGCGACGTTGACGGCGGTGATGCTGCGCGGCATGCGCGGCGAGAGCTTGCGGACGTGGGCGACGAGGCGGGGGAGCTCGGCCGGGTTCTGGCCGGGTGACGGGGGGCCGACCTCGTAGACCTGCTCGTGGGGGATGAACCCGAACGGGAGCATGAGCAGGGCGTGGCGGATGAGGTCGTCGAGAACGATGCCTTCGCGTCGGCGTCGGCGGCGGCCGTCGTCGAGGGCGTCGAGGCCGAGCTCGGATTCGACGAACTGCATGACGGCCGGGCGGACGTCGGCGCCGCGAAGGGTGGAGCGGCGGAACGCTTGGCGGACGGCGAGGGTGATGGCGCGGAGGATGCTGTCAAGCTGCGCGTTGCGGCGCATCTTGTCGTAGACGATGGCCGACAGGGGGAACCGGAGGTCGGGCGAATCTTCCCAGGTGTCGAGGGAGCCGCCGATGGTGGAGACGCCGGGGACGCCGAGCTCGGTGGTGGGGGCGTCGGTGGCGGGCACCTACTGATTCTCGCCGAGCTACCCGATGGCCGGGCGGACCCGAACCGACAGGGGGGCGGGGAGGTGCTCGTCGCCGGCGTCGGTGGTGATGGTGAGGTCGATCTCATAGCGGACGGTGTCGGCGGTGAGGTTGACGAGGTCACCGACGAGCCAGTCGACGCGGACGCGGGCGGGGGTGCCGGCGGCGCCGTAGGTGAGGATGGTGGCCGGGCGGGTGATGGCGGCGGCCTCGACGGCGGCGCGGGTGACGCGGGCGGTGACGACGGCCTCGGCGGGGAGCTCGACCGGGAGGCGGCCTCGGCCTCGGACGAGGTCGATGGCGAGGGGTGGGGCGGTCGAGCCGTGGGCGTAGACGGGCTCGTCGGTCATGGCGCCGAGGTTAGGAGGTTGCCGGTGAGGGCCTCGGTGATGGGTTCGGCGAGCTCGGCGACGGCGGGCGTGGTGGTGGTGAGGCGGGCGGCGACCTCGGTGACGGTGAGCTCGGCGACGAGGAGGGCCTCGGCGAGCCGGGCGACGGCGAGGAGGGTGGGGAGGGTGGGGTCGAACACGGTGGCCGAACCGGCCGAGGTGGCCGAGCCGGCGGCGTGCGCGATGACGGTGAGCAGGGCGGCGGCGGTTCCTGCGGTGGTGGACGTGCCGGAGGCGGCGGCGAGCCGGAGGACGAGCGGGGAGGCGTAGCCGGCGCTGGTGGCGCTGCCGGCTGCTGCGGCGGGGCGGAGGGCGAGGGCGTCGGCGGTGCCGGCGCTCGACGCGCTGCCGGAGGCGTCGGCGCCGCGGGGGATGGTGGCGGAGGCCTCGCCGGAGGAGGTTGTCGAGCCGGTGGCTGCGGCCGGGCGGACGGGGATGACGGGGGAGGCGGTGCCGGCGGCGGTGCTCGTGGCGGCGGCGTGGGCGGCCAGGAGGAGCAGGGCGGCGGCGGTGCCGGCGGACGTGCTGGCGCCGAGGGCCTCGGAGGGGCCGGACGAGGCGGCGGTCGCGGTGCCGGCGGTCGAGCTCGTGCCGGTGGCGGCGGCGTGGCGGTCGGTGACGGCGGTGGCGGTACCGGCCGAGGTCGAGGAGCCTTGGGCGTCGGTGTCGAGGTCGGCGCCGCCGATGAGGCTGGCGGCGGCCGAGCCGGCGGAGGTCGAGGCGGCCTCGGCTGCGGCGGCGAGCAGGAGGAGCGCGGCGGCGGTGCCGGAGGTCGCCGACGCGGCGGATGCGGCGGCGGCGTGGAGCAGTAGTGCCGAGGCGGAGCCGGAGGTCGTCGAGGAGCCGGCGGCGGCGGCGGTGCGGACGAGGGCGGGTGTAGCGGTACCGGCCGAGGTCGACGCGGCGGATGCTGCGGCCTGCCGGTCGACGAGAGCGGCGGCCGAGCCGGTGCTCGTACTGGCGGCGGTCGCGCTGCCGGCGTGGATGAGGAGGGCCGAGGCGGTACCGGCCGAGCTCGTGGCGCCGAGGGCGGCCGCGGCGAGCATGAGCAGGGCCGAGGCCGAGCCGGCGGACATGCTCGCGCCTTCGGCGTCGACGCGGCGGACGTAGTTGGCGGTCGCCGCGCCGGACGTGCTCGACGCGCCGGATGCTGCGGCGGTGAGGGTGGGGATGGTCGCCGAGCTCGTGCCGGCCGAGGTCGAGGCGCCGGACGCGTGGCCGGCGAGGAGCCGGAGCGCGCCGGCCGTGCCGGCGGTGGTGCTGGCGCCGGCGGCGGCGGCGGTGCGGACGAACTGGCCGGCCGCCGAACCTGTCGAGGTCGACGCGCCGGCGGCGGCGACTTGGCGGGCGGGGATGATCGGGCCGGCCGTGCCGGCGGCCGCGCTCGTCCCGGTGGCGGCGGCGGTGCGGTTGACGAGTGGGGCGGCGGAGCCGGTCGAGGTTGACGCGCCGGCGGCCGCTGCGGCGCGGACGAAGCTGGCCGCCGCGGAACCTGCCGAGGTCGAGGAGCCGGCGGCGGCGGCGGTGAGGGCCAGGTTCGCCGCCGCGCTGCCGGCCGAGGCGGAGGCGCCGGCGGCGGCGGCCTGCCGGTTGGGGATGATGGGGGCGGCCGAGCCGGCGGCGGCGGACGTGCCGGTGGCGGCGCCGAGGAGGAGCCGCACAGGGCCGGCGGTGCCGGCGCTCGTCGACGTGCCGGTCGCGGCGGCCGCTCGGACGAAGCTGCCGGCGGCGCTGCCGGCGCTGGTGCTCGCGCCAGTAGCGGCGGCCTGCCGGTTGGGGATGGTCGCGTCGGCGGTGCCGGCCGACGTCGAGGCGCCGGCGGCCGCGGCGGCGCGGATGAGCTCGGCGGCGGCGCTGCCGGCCGCCAGGGACGCGCCGGCGGCGATAGCGGCGTGCAGGATGCTCGCGGTGGCGCTGCCGGAACTGGACGAGGCGCCGACGGCGTCGACGGCGAGGGTGGGGGCGAGCTCCTCGACGGCGTCCCAGGTGGGGGCGGCGGCCTCTAGGGCATCCCAGGAGCCGGCCGAGACGCCTTCGATGGTTGACCATGCGGCGTAGGTGCGGACGGTCGCCGCGGCGCTACCGGCCGAGATGGCGGCGCCGGTGGCTTCGGCGAGGAGGACGAGGAGGACGGGGTCGGCTTGGCCGGCCGAGACCGTCGCGCCGGATGCTTCGGCGTGGAGGAGCTTGGTGGCCTCCGCCGAACCGGCGCTCGTGGAGGCGCCGGCGGCGTCGGCGGCGAGCGGGACGACCTCGCGCACGGCGTAGACGAACCCGCTGCCGGTCTGCGCGGCGGAGAGGGTGTTCGACCATGTGAGGGTGACGGTGGCGCGGGCGCCGGCGGTGACCGCGGCGCGGGCGCCGGAGGCGGCGAGGTCGTTGCCGTTGTTGGTGGTGCCGTCGGTCGCCGGGCCTTTCGTGGCGGCGCCGATGGTCATTCCGGTCGCGGTCGGCGTCCACGTCGCGTTATAGGTCGCGTTGTTGCCGGCGAGGCAGGCGGCGACGGCGACGTAGTCGTTGGCTCCGACGGAGACCGTGCCGGCGAGCGCGAACGAGGTGGCGCTCGTGCTGTCGGCGGCGCCGGCGATGCTCGGGACGAGGACGTCGCCGGTGGTGCTCCGCCATGACTGGACGGTGGCGAGGGTGACGTTGCCGTTGGTGACGGTGACGGACGGCGCGGTCTCCGCCGAGCTCGTGGCGGTGCGCGTGTAGATCGCTGACCATGTTTGGCCGGCGTCGGCGGCCTGAGCGGTGCCGGTGCCGCTCGTGGTCTCGGCCTCTTTCGTCCAACCGGCCGGCGTGGAGAACGTCGGCGGCGTGCCGGTGGCGGTCGGCTTCGCGTGGACGGTGAGGACGAATAGGTCGCCGGCCTGGTGGGTCGGCAGGTTCGGGGCGGCGGCGGTGGTGCCGGCGGCCCACGCGCTCGCGCCTTGGAACTGGGCGGCCACTAGCCGAGCTCGACGAGGGTGGCGGTCACGGTGTCATGGTGGCGGACGCGGAGAGGCCGCCGAGGGAGGGCCGGCGGCGGCGTCTCCTCTCGGCGGCCTCTCGGCGCACCCTGGCGGGGATGCGAGCTAGTCGAGGGTCATGACGAGGGCGCCGGCGGCGAACTGGATGGATTCGCCGATAGCGGCGTCCTTCGCCGCGGTGAGGGTCCAGAACATCGTGAGGTCGCCGGTGGTGCCGGACGACGACGACACGAGCGCGCAGTAGGGGACGTTCGCCGGGTCGGTGGAGAACGGGCCGAACGTCAACGTGCCGCTGTTCTGCGTGCTGGCCGGGTCGCCGGCCGGGGCGGTCCATGTGACGGCGACGCGGGCGTAGCCGGTCGCCGACAACTCGGTCATGGTGGCCGGCGTGGTCGCGTCGGCGGGGGCGGCGGTGAGGAGAGCCAGGTACATCGACCGGGCTGTCTGTGTGGCGCGGCCGGAGGCGGCGTCGAGCGCGATGCCGGCGCCGACGGTGGAGAGCTCGCCGGGCATGGTCTAAGCCTCCTTCGCGAGCTCAAAGAGCTCGTGGAACGGGAGCAACGTGATGGGGGAGGTGCGGCCGATGGACGGGTCGGCGTCGACGGTGCGGCCGACGAGACCGATGGAGGTGGCGCGGCGGATGGTGCCGTAGCCGAGGCGGGGCACGGCGCGGCGGCGGTCGACGAGGTCGACGATGAGGTCGCCGTTGTCGTCGAGGACGGCCTCGCGGGTGGTGGTGTCGAGGCGGACCTCGGGCCGCTGGTAGGGCTCCTCGTCGACGTGGGTGATGACGACGCCGGGGGCGTCCCATTCGACGACGACGGCGTCCTCGGTGTCGTCGTAGGCGCCGGGCTCGCCGGCGTCGACGACCTCGCGGACGGTGACGGTGGTGCCGGGGAGGAGGGCGCCGGCGTCGATTCCGATGGGGACGGACCCGACGTAGACGTACTCGTCGCCGGCCTTCGGCGTGCGCTTCGGCATGGCGCGGACGATACCTACGGCCGCCGGCGGTCGCGGGGATGGCGCGCTAGTCGGGGAGGCGGAGCAGGGCGACGGGCTGGTGTGGGCCGCCGCGGATGATGACGGGTTGGCCGGGCTTGACGTTGTCGGGGAGGGTCCAGACGACGATGGGCGCGCCGCCGGGGCTGCGTAGGGCGGCGTGGGTTGGGCGGGTGAACAGGGGGGCGTGGAGGACGGTCTCGGCTGGCATGTAGGGGGCGAGCGGGTTCTCCTCGGATGCGGTGAGGGCGACGGCGACGATGGTGTCGTCGAGGAGCCGGGCGGCCGGGTCGTGCTCGGGGTCGCCGACGTACAGGGCGACGGTCATGGGCGGGATCGGCTCGGCCATAGGTGTCGAACCTACCGGCCGGCGGACGGTAGGCGGTGGACTGTGCGGTAGGTCGGGGGCCGACGTCGCGCGCGCGGGGTCACGATGCGGCGGCGTCGCGCCACTGGCGGCGGGCGGTGTCGAGGGCCTTGCGGGCGGCGGCGAGCGCGCCGAGCTCGGGGCCGGGAACGTGGCGGATGATGCGGTCGACGGCGCCGTCGAGGTTGTCGGCGGCGAGGGCGAGGGCGACGCCGGCGCCCGCAAGGGCGTTGACTCGTTCCCGTGAGGGCTCGGGCTGCTCCTGGCCGGTGACGGCGCGGAGGGCGTCGAGGGCGACCTCCAACGTGCGGGTATCGACGGTGCTGCGGTGGCCGTCGGGCGTGAGGAAGGCGTCGAGGGCGTCTCGGGCGGCCTCGATGGCGGAGGGTGCCCATGCGACGTGGATGGTGATGGGGCGGCCGGCGAGGAGCCGCTCGACCTCGCCGGCGAGGCCGCTGACGATGCGGTCGCCGGGCGAGGCCGCACGAGCCGTGGCGATGAGGGCCTCGATGGCGTCTCGGAGGTCGGCGTCGATGGCGGGGTGTTCGTCCTGCTCGTGGCCGTGGGTGGCGGCGTTGAGGCGGCGGAGGGCGGTGTCGATGCCGAGGATGCTGGCGGCGGTGTCGAACACGGTCTCGACGAGGTCGTAGCGGAGGCGGCGGACGAAGGTGGCGAGGTCGTCTCGGTGGCGGTCGGCGAGGCCGGGGCCGTAGACGTCGCATTCGGGATGGTGGCTGGCGTGGTGGGCCTTGTAGGCGTGCTCGACGGCGTCCTCGGTGTTGTCGAACCGGACGGGCTCGGTGTCGGGCTCGGCGAGGAGGGTGCGGTCGGCGGCGTCGATGGTGGCGTCGACGAGGGCGGCCAGGAGGGCGCGGGCGATCTGTCGGGAGGGGTGCTCGGGGCCGGCCTCGTCGATGATGGCCTCAACGGCCTGGGTGATGAGCTCGGGGTCGACGGGGATGGGCGGGCGGGGTGCCGGTGTGGGCATGGGGTCTCCTGGGATGAGGCCGAGCTCGGCCGAGAGGGTGAACGAACCGGGGAGGCCGGTGGTGAACCGGCGGGCGAGGTAGTCGCCGAGGTCGGCGTCGGCGGCCTCGATGGTGAGGGCGCCGGGCGGGGTGACGGGGAACTCGGCGCCGGGCTCGGCGTGCTCGATGGGTTCGGCCATGGCGGCGAGGAGCTCGGCGGTGATGGGGTCGGCCTCCTCGGTGGGGCGGGCGGCCCAGGTGCCGGCGATGGGGCGGTCGAGGGCGAGGCGGGCGAGGACGTTGTCGAGGACGGCGGGGTCGGGGGCGTCGAGGCCTCGGGCAACGTGGACGTGGCGGGGGTCGATGCCGACGGGGAGGCGCACGGCGCCGGCGAGGTCGACGATGACGAGCTCGTCGTTGGTCTCGCCGAGGAGGTCTCGGAGGCGGTCGATGCCGGCCATGTTGCGGGCGACGAGGTAGCGGGGGCTGCTCATAGGTAGCCGCGGGTGCCGGGCTCGATGGTCTCGACGGGGCGGAGGACGCCGTCGCGCCAGGTGGACGGGTCGGGGACCGGGCCGAGGATGGCGCTCATACCGCCGGCGAGGAGGCCGGAGACGACGCCGATGAGCTCGTCGACGTCGATGCCGAGGTTGATGCGGACGACCTTGCCTCCGTTGTTGGCTTGGGGGTCGACGTGGGCGGCGAGAGCGTCGAGGATGACGACGCGGTGTGTGCGGAGGTCGGCGGGGGACTGGCCGAGGGCCATGGCGGCCGGGTCGAGGTCGAGGACGTCGGTGACGATGTAGGTGGGGGCCTCCTCTCGGGGGCCGAACCGGCGGGTGGTCTGCTCGATGGCGCATTGGCGGGCGGCCTCGGCGGAGGCGTGGTAGCCGTCGCAGGCGTCGGGGTCGTGGGCGGTGTCGGTCATGGTGTCGGGGTCTCCTCGGTGAGCTCGGTGGGGAACATGGCGCGGACGGCGCCGGCGGCCTCGATGATGGCGAGGTCGGCCATGGCGTAGCGGTCGGTTGAGTAGGGGCGGGCGAGGCGGTGGCCGACGTGGCCGTCCTTGCGGCGGGCTCGGGGGATGACGACGACGAAGTAGACGAGGACGCCGTCGGCGAGCCGAGGGGCGAGGTTCCAGTCGGCCAGGAGGCCGAGGGAGCGGGCACGGTTGAGGAGCCGGAGCGACTCGGGGCCGCCGGTGAGGACGTCGGTGATGGCCGAGCTCATGCGAGGGCCTGCCGGGCGGCCTCGCGGGCGGCGAGGAGCCGCTCGACGTGGCTGGTGTTGACGGGGGCGTCGATGCGGGAGCGGTTGTCGACGTCGTCGAGGGCGGCGACGAGCTCGGCCAGGAGCCGGCGGAGCTCGCGGGCGCCGGTCGGCGGGACGGGGCCGGCGTGGAGGACGGCGACGAACGGCGTGTCGGCCACGGTGAGGCGGACGTAGCGGACGGCCGGCGAGCTCGTGACGTCGAGCTCGGCCTCGGCCTCGATGGGGAACTCGGGGGCGTCCTCGTCCTCGACGCCGAGGCGGTAGAGGGTCTCGTCGGCCATGTTGTCGGCCAGGAGGTCGCCGAGGCGGTCGAGGACGTGCTCGACGAACTGCTCCTCGGCTCGGGCCTGCTCGTGGCGGTCGAGCTCGGCCTCCCATGCTGCGGCCTCGGCGGCGTGGGCCTCCTCGGTGTTGTAGGCGTCGAGCTCGGCGGCGGCCTGGGCGGCGTCGTGGGCGGCCTCCTCGGCGGGGGTGTGCTCGGTCACGAGGAGGCCTCGGCGACGCGGCGGAGGGTGTCGGCCTTGTCGGCGGCCTTGTCGGCCTCGGTGCGGGCGAGGTCGGCGACGGCGCGGAACCGGGTGAGGGCGCCGGTGAGCTCGCGGAGGGTGATGTCGTGGCGGGGGCCGACGGCGGCGAGCCGGTCGAACGTGGCCTCGCCGAGCTCGGTGAGGGCCTTGATGGCGGCGCCGAGCCGGTTGTAGGCGGTCTCGGCGGCGTCGGCGCGGCGGTAGGCGCGGTCGGCGTCCTCCTGGGCTCGGAGGGCCTGCTCCTCGGCGGTCGGGGTGTCGGTGCTCATCGTGGGGCTCCTGTCGTGGTCGGGGTGCGGCGGGCTTCGGAGAGGGTGACGGCCTCGTTGACGGCGTCGCGGCGGGTGTCGAACTCGCCGACGTACTGCCAATCGACGGCGGTGACCGGGTTACCGGCGAACGGGTTGTCGAGGACGCTCTCGACGGTGCGGAGGGGGGCCTCGCTCAACGTCCACCGGACGGCGACGCGCTCGGCGCCCAGGTGGGGGCCGTCCTCCCATCGGGAGACGAGGAACATGGTGCCGACGTTGCCGGCGGCGGTCTCCTCGGCGTCGTTGCCGAGCAGGAAGTAGGCGCCGTCGCCGGCGTTGTGGAGGGCGTAGCGGCGCTCGGTCACGGTGCGACCTCGGCGGTGAGGGCTTCCAACCGGGCGACGACGAGGCGGGCGGCGTCGATGACCTCGTCGAGCTCGGCGGGGTCGATGGCCGGGGCGGTGAGCTCCTCGGCGGCCGCTGCTCGGGCGACGGCCTCGTCGTCGGTGAGGAGCTCGGGGTCGCCGGCGCCGGCGATGAGCTCGACGACGGCGGAGGGGAGCTCCATGAAGTCGACGGCGTCCCAGGCTTCGACGAGCGTGCCGAGGGCGTCGAGGGCGGCCTCGCGGGTGTCGGCCTTGTCCTCGCGCTCGGCCTCCTGCCACTCCTCGACGGCGCTGCCGGCGTCGTCGGCGGCGTCGGCGATGGCGGTGAGGTTGTCGGCGAGCTCGCGGATGGTGTCACCGTCGAGCTCGCCGAGGAGCTCGACGGCGCGGCCGGTGACGCGGTCGGTGTCGACCATGGCGCGGAGCCGGTTGATGGGCGTGGTGCTCATCGGTAGACCTCCTCGGATGGGCGGTAGCCGAGGACGCGGGCGCCGCGGGGTAGGCGCTCGGCCTGCCGGCCGGTGTAGGCGTGCCGGGTGGCGGCGTAGGAGACGATGACGACGACGGGGGCGGTCTCGTCGGCGGCGAGGCCTCGGAGGGTGCGTTCCATGGTCGAGCGGGCGAGGCCGACGACGTGGGCGACGCGCTCGGCCGGGATGACGTCGAGGCCGTGCGGGCTGTTGAGGTCGTCGTCGGCGAGGACGGCCAGGGCTAGGGCGGCGTGCCGGGCGTGGATGCCGCCGCGGGACGAGCGGAGCCATCGGACGATGGCGGTGGTGGCCGGCGTGTTCATCGGGCGAGCTCCTCGGGGATGCGGCCGACGGTGCGGCCTCGGCCGCCGACCTCGGCGATGCCGGCGACGGTGGCGATGGAGACGACGACGGTGCGGCGCTCGGAGACGGCGTAGCCGGGCAGGAGGCGGAGGACGAGGGCATCGGTGAGGTTGCCGCCGATGGTGGCGGCGAGGTCGACGAGGTCGCCGGTGTAGGTGACGAACCGGGAGCCGTCACGGTGGAGGTCGACGTAGACGGTGACGGGCTGGCCGACGAGGGGGTCGACGAGCTCGCGGCGGTGGGCCTTGGGTAGCCGGTGGAGCGGCGTGGCGGCCATGGCTAGAACCGCTCGGCCGGGACGGCGCCGAGGGCGATGAGGCCGGCGAGGGCGTTGTCGAGCTCGACGTCGGTGGGGAGCTCCACCGATGCGGGGATGGGGCCGAGGCCGATGCGCTCGGGGGTCTCCTCGTGGAACGCGGCCATGCTGGCGACTTGGCCGGCGACGGCGCCGGCGTCGCGGGTGGTGATGGCCCAATCGACGCGGCGGCCGGTGTTGACGTCGAAGGTCTCGACGAGGATGCCGTAGCGGTCGCCGGGGACCGGGCCGAGGACGATGCGGAAGTCCCAACCGACGGCGGTGGTGAGGGTGTCGGGGTGCGGTGAGGTCATGGTGTCCTTTCGTTGGGCGCCGGCCCGTCCGCCGGCGCTGTTGCGATGTTAGGCCGTGGGCCTAGCGGCCGTCAAGCGATTTGTTGTAGGCGGTCGGCCTCGTCGGTGCTGGTCAGGAGGGCGAGGGCTCGGCGCCGGCGATGGTGACGCCGGCGAGGTTGAGGAGGTCGCCGAACCCTCGGACGGCGCGGTTGAGGCGGTCGAGCTCGGCGCGCTCGCGGTCGTGCTCGGCGGCGTAGGCGGCGAGGTTGTCGGCGAGGCGGTCGAGGTCGTCGAGGAGGTCGGAGACGTGGACGGCGCCGTCGATGCCGCCGTAGTGGCCGAGGAGCCGGAAGTTGGCGGAGCCGCCGTAGGGCATGCGGCCGAGCAGGGTGCGAGCTCGGCGGAGGTCGTCGCCGGTGAGGGCGACGGTCTCGTAGCCGGCGGCGGGGACGTGGTCGGTGGTCATGGCGGGCCTTTCGGTAGGTGGGATGGGGCCTAGCGGCCGGCGCAATGGTGGGCGCCGATGATGCCGGAGGAGCGGACGACGTCGGTGCGGCCGCAGGAGGGGCACGAGGCGGCCTCGTGGCGCTCCTGGGGGGCGGTGGCGCCGGTGAGGTCGCTGGCGGCCGTGGCGGCCTCCTGGGGGCCGTCCTGGGGGGCGTGGAGGTCGAGGAGGGCGCCGACGGCGGAGCCGAGGTCGAGCTCGCGGCGGGCGCGGGTGACGGCGACGTAGATGAGGCGGAGCTCCTCGGCCTCGGGGAGCTTCTCGGTGCCGTCCTTGGCGGTGCCGTTGGGGAAGTCGCCGGCGAGGCGCACGGTGTTCCACTCGCGGCCCTTGGCCTTGTGGGCGGTGGAGAGGATGACGTCGGCGGCGGCCTCGGTGGCCTGCTGGCCGAGCTTCTCGATGATGGTGTCGGCGCCGAACTTCTCGACGAGGCCGACGAGGAGGCGGAGCTCGGAACCCTGCTGGTCGTTCTCGACGTAGTCGAGGACGTCGGCCCAGGTGGTGAAGCAAGCGAGCTCGGGGTGAGACGTCCAACCGTCCTCGATGAGCGAGAGGGCACCCTTGGCGAACGCGATGACCTCGGTGGCGCCGCCGACGATGTGGGGGGCCTTGCCGTCGTCGAGGAGCCGGAACGCGGTGTCGACGGCCTTGGCGTTGGTGCGGAACAGGATGACGTCGGGCTCGGCGACGGGGCCGACGACGCTGGCGATGGTGGGGGTGCCGGCGAGGGTGAGCTCGGCGTCGAGGAGGCCGAGGACGCGGTTGGCCTCGGCGGCCACGGTGGGGCCGAACCGGAACGACTGAGTGAGGAAGGCGCGGCGGGTGACGTCGACGTTGGCGAGGGCGTTGACGGCGCCGGTGAACCCGTAGATGGCCTGCTGCGAGTCGCCGACGTACACGCGCTGCGCGTGCTCCTGGGCGTTGACGATGGCGAGCATGACGGGGTTCGCGTCCTGGGCCTCGTCGAACAGGATGAAGTCGGCGGCGATGCGCGGGCCGGACAGGTGCCAGAGCTTTAGGTAGTGGTCGTGGCCGAACCGGAGCTTGCCGGCGGGGTCGGCGAGGTCGGCCCAGGCGCGGCGGGCGGCCGGCAACAGGTGGCGGCGGACCTCGCGGTTGTTGGCCCAACCGCGGCGGCCGTCGGGGGTGGGGAGGTCGATGCCGTCGAGGTAGGGGAAATGGGCCTCGGTGACCTCGGTGTCGGCGGACTGGCAAAAGCCGGTGATGGCCCGGTTGACGACGCCGGCGAGAAAGCCGGGCGAGAGGCGCTTGGAGCCGAACGGGGTGGTGACGGTGATGGGGTCGATGCGGAGGCGCTTGGCGACCTCGGCGGCCTTCTGGCGCTGGCCGTTCATGCGGTGGGCGTAGGGGCCGGCGACCGCTCGGAACGCGAGGCCGTGGGCGGTCGAGCATGTGACGTTGCCGGGCATCTTGGCGCCGGCCTCGGCGACGATGGCCCGGTTAAACGCGATGTAGGCGCCGGTGCGGGGGGTGGACTCGGCGAGGAGGCGGAGGGTGGAGGTCTTGC